TTTTCAATTCTAATTCTGTGTTTTTTAAAAATTTCATTGTTTTTTAAATTTAAATATTAATTAATTAAGTTTTGAGTGACCACTCCTGGTTTATTATTAGTTCAAATCTTTTACCCAATTAGGGACATGCTCCACATTAGAACAATCAAACATATCTGCATATCCAGCTAATCTATCAGGTCTAGTTGTATGAAAAGAATATATTTTATTCACTTTAAAATTACATATATCATAACCTTGTGTTTTACTTATAGATTTGTCTGTTCTACAATCCCAACTATCTAATGGTGTGTGATTATCTCCAAACACAATTACATTATCGTAACTTCTATGTTGAGAAAGAATAGCTCTAAAATCTTTACATTCATTATTTTGACCATAATCTTGATACACTTGATTTACATCTAAAGCATCTACTTCTGTATAATCAAATAGTCCTGATCTGGCTCCTGTAATAATTAAATCAGCAAAGAATTGTGTAACCATTGTTTTGCTTAGTAATAAACAAGCTTTAGCAATTGATTTAGGAATAGAACCTGAAATATCAATAATAATTAGATTTCTATCAGGTGTACTTAATGTAATGTTCCCTGATGTATTGTCTAGCTTTTTATTATATAAAGAAGGATTCCATGTAATACTGCTCATAATATTAGATTTAATAGCATCTTCTATTTTAGAACTAAACCATGTTGGAATAACTTTTAATTCTTTTAAGCAATCAATATCTACTTGATAAGAAATATCAGCTATAAACTCTCCCACTGTAGAAGAAGGGGTAACAGTTTTTATTGTTGTATCTACTGTAATAGGTGTTTCATCTGTAATATATACACAAGCACTAGATTGTGCTACAGTTTTATACAAATTTTTATATCCATTTTCTTCTAATATTTTTTGCCAATTGAATGGAAGCCCTGTCGCTAAAGCTGATTTTAATAGAATTTCAAATTCTAATAGTTTAACATAATCATTATAATATCTATTCGAGCCTCGTATATAGGGAATACCCAACGGAATTGTTTCCAATTCTTTAGCATCTTCAACTAAATATACTAACGGCAAATTGAATTTTGAACTTTGTAGTAATTTCATAATTTTCTAATTTTTATTGTTTTTATAAAGTTGCATTAGTTTTAACCAACTTATTTTTTCATTTTTTCCAAATGTGTAATCTCCTATAGGTATATCTTTTCCTGAAGTATTTTCAATTAAATTACTTAATATAGGTTTTAGTTTTACAGCATAAGGAGTGTCAATATCAGCAATAATCATTTTCATTGCTTTTACAATACTTCTTGGTGTGAAATAATTTTTCTCAGAGCTATTAAAAGATTCTGATTGAATTAATGTACACAATTGTTCAAATATTTCATCTGTTATTAAAAACTTAGACATGTATTGTTTCCAAGCTAATTTATCAAACTCTACATTATACCAAATGAACCTTTCTTTTATTTGTGGAGTAATAATAGTGGCTCCCTGAGGATTAGCTGCAGAAACAATCATAATCTTTGGGAGTTTTTTACCACTAATAAGTTCTCTATTTTCTAATACAGTTAGACAAGCATTTAATACCATTGTATTGGCATTTAAAAGCTCATCAAAAAATAAAATATCCCCATCTTCTAAAGAAGTAAACATTTTAGTATCAAAGTATTCTACTTCTTTTTGTTCATGTACAGGTAAAAGCATACCGCTGACTTCGTGGGGCATGAGTTGGCTTGCTATAATATCCAAACATTTTACACCTTTTTCTTTAGCGAATTCTTTAATAATTTCTGTTTTTCCTATTCCTGGATTACTAAGAAATAGTGGAATACATGTTTGTCTTAACTCTTCGTCTTCATAAATTTTTCTAAGTGGTTCTAGTAATTTGTTCATTTTTTTTATTTATTAGTTTTTACTTGTTTAAAAATTTGTTAAAATCAAATAATGATTTTCCGTCTTTTGTATATCTATTGGTTTTTCTATTAAATTCTATTTTTATTTTTTGAGGAATTGCTACTAATTTATGTTTCTTTATTTTTTGAGAAGCAAATTGCACATCTGTACTCATTTTGTCAACAGCATAATTAGGACGCCATACAGAGAGTACATTATCAAAACCATCAGCCCATGAGCCTCCTCCTTTAATTCTATACATAGAGGGTTCAGGATACTTTTTACTATCTTGCTCTATATTAGGAGTTAATTGATGCATAACTAAATGAAAAGATGTATTTGTTATTCTTGCAAAATCTACGCATATACTTCCTATATAATTAGCATAAATATCATCTCTTTCAGAGAAGTCTTTAGGGCGTGCAAATTTTAATAATGGATCAATAATACATCCATCAATACTTTCTGTTTTACACAATTTTTTAAATTCTTCCAACACTCCTTTTATTGTATTATGAGGGGGTTCTATATAAAGAAAGAAAAATTTGTCCTTGATTAAATCGTGGCAATATTTATATAATTCTTCTGATATAACATTATCATAATACATATCTGTAGTTTGTCCTGCGAGAGTATGAATTAAATCATCGTAAAATTCTTCTGCAGGAAAATCTTCAGGAGAACAGAATAAAAACTTCCACCCGTCTTCTAAAGCTTTAATTAAACATATTTGTTTTAGAAATAATGATTTTCCTTCATTAGCATATCCGGTCCATATATTAGCTTCTTGTTTTCTCCAAGTCCAACATTTGTCTAATTCTTTACTATGTGTTGTACTACCTCTCTCCTTCCCTTTTTTTAAATCAGTAAGCATTTTGTCAAGACATTGTTCTGGTTTAAAGAGATAAGTGTTTTTATCTTCTAATCTGTAAGGTTCTAAAGGATTTTCCATTAAAAAAAGTTTTTGGTTTCTATTGGTTCATCATTTTCTTCTTGAGGAACCTCAATATCAATAAAGTTCTCAAAGCTTCTTTGGTTTAAATATGTTAAACTGTTTTGCATGTATGTTAATTTGTTATCTCCTTTTGTAAAACTCTCCTCTTTTTTCATCAATACATCAGTTTTAAGAGCATTAATTACTTGTTGTGGAGTGTAATCCCCTTCACTAATTATTTCTTCAAATTTAAGCCTACATTCATTCTGTTTAACACGCATACTCCTACTTCCTTTAAAATCTTTTCCTTTATAAGTAAAAATATTATTCTTTGGAAATTCTTCCCACCAAACTAAAAAATCACTATTATCAACTTTCTTTTTAGCAAATCTTTTATTTTTTACAGAAGAAACAAATTCTAATAGTTCTTTACCTTGTATAGTTATACAATTATCTTTAGTGATTAATCCTTTTCTATACATTCCTTTTACAACACCATTTATTCTTTCATGTTCTTCACACAAGGGATTTAAATCGTAGTTTTCCTCTATTAGTTTGAGTAAGAATACGTGTTCTAGAATTAAGCCTTTCTCTTGTAGGGAAAGATAGTGTTCTATAGTTATATTTAGTCTCATATTTTGTTGTTTTTGTTTAAATTTCCAATATATGTAATTCCATCAATAATTTGTGTCACAGCAAATAATGGTTGTAAATTTGTGTAATGAAAACATTTTCTTTGTTCTTCTTCTACTGTTAAATTAAATTTATCACAAGGAATAATATGATCAATATGCCAGTATTTTCCATAATTTTCCCAAGTCATTGTTGGTAGAAATTTTGATTCTAAATGAGTTTTTAATTTTTGTATAGAAGTACCTATTAGATCTACTGTATTTGAAATTTTTTTAGCATTTTTTACTTTAACAGCAGAACGTATTCTTGATCTTAAACTAACTTTTAATTTATAATTTATATCATTTTTTCTTCTTTCTGTATTTCTTTTATTTATTTTATCCTTATTTTTTAAATTATATTCTTTTTGATATTTTCTATAATAATCAATATAGGCTTGTGTCTTTCTTTTTTCAGCTTGTTTTTTAACAAGGTTTTCTTTATTATTATAATAATAATTTTTAGAACATTCTTTTATTTTTTCTAATACTTTATTTAAATTTTTTTCTTTATAAAGTTTAGCATATTCTTTCATTTTTTGTTTATTCTTTTCTCTATAAATAGTATCTCTAATTCTTTTATTAGAATTTTTATAATTTTCTTTATTTATAACTAATAAACACTCTGGACAGTTTTTATATCTTTTAAAGATTTCTTTTGGTTTACTCTTTTTACATCTGTCACATATTTTTTCCATTTATAAAAATATTTAGTTCTTTTTCCTAATTTAGTTATAATTATTTTAGCAGGTTTTCTTTTTAATTCCTCTTCTTTTCTCCAAGAAGCTTCTAAATCTAGTTTCATTTCTCCTAGATAGATTACATCTCTCATATATTCTCGTTCCCAATCTTCATATTTCATTTTGTTAATGTTATTAGATTAAAAAACCACCTCTCAGGGTGGTTTATATTTCAAAATAGTATTTCACTTTCCATCTTCCTACATCGCTTTCGTATTTATCTTCTTTGTTTCTTCCTCCCATGCCTTCAAATGTGACATGAACAGAATTATTATTTTCATAATTTTGTATATAAACATTGTTTGCTTTTTCAAAAGGCTTTATATAACTAACTTTCCAATTTGCTTTCATCTTTTTTCTTTACAATAGAGTCTAACACTTGTAAGGGGTTTAACTTTGTTGTATAATATTTATATGTTAGCCATCCAGCTAAAATAATAATTAATATTATTAACCAAAACCACCATTCACTAAATATAGTCCATTGTTTTTTATTAACATCTTTATTCTCTTTGGACCTACTAATTTCTAATTCTTTTTCTAAAGAAACTATTTGTTCTGATAAAGAAACAATTTCTGATTCTTTAATACTTAATTCAGTTTGTAATTCAGTTTCTTTTACAGATGAACTATCACGAATGTATCTAGTTCTCCATTTAGTGTTATAAAGTGTAATAGTTTTACCCTCACTATTTGTAAAAGAACCTGGCTTTGTTCCATCAATAGGAGCTAATTCTCCCTCTTCAGAAAAAATATTAATATTAGTTTCTTTTGTTTTAGTAAAAGAAGAACTGTCTATTTCTTTTGTCCTATTAGTTTCAGATTCTTTAGCTAACATTTCTAGTTTTCCCCTAAATAGAGAATCTGTATTTTCAGAAGATTTTTTAACCTTTCTGGCACCTGTACAAGAACAAACTATTATTATTATAAGAAATAACAACAGAGCATAAATTACTTTTTTCATAATATAAAAAATTTAGGCGTAAATATAATTATTTATTTTCATTATTCCAAAAGAAATTACAATTATCTGCATCTTCCTCTCTGTTAAATATACCATAAGATTGTCTTAGCTCATTAGCCGGGGCTGTAAACCTATAACACATATTTTTAGAAGGACAAGTTTCATCTTTACATTTACTTATATCTGCCATAATTATAATATTTTACTTTCTAATTCCTTAATTTTAAGAACAATATCTCCTCTATCTATTACAGGAATAAACATAATATCTTTCTTATGCTCTTTAAGAATTTCTATTTGAGCTTTTAATCCATAATCAAGACATTGTTCTTTTATTAAAGCTTTATACCATATAAATAAATCATCATCTTTAATTAGTCCTGCTAAACCTTCAAAATTAGTATCAATATCTTTCTCTAATTGTCTATCAAGAGAAACTTCATATTGTTTATTAGCTTCTATAGCTCTTTCTATGTTATTATCTTCCATAATTATTCTATTATTAAATAAGGCTCTTGTCCTTCTATTTGTTTAATTGTTCCTGAAGCTATTAATAATTCTGTTTCTTTTCTTTGTGTTAAAGAGAGAAGAGCTATTGTGTGATTCATGTATATTGTTTTCATTATTTATCAAGTCTTATTCCTACACATACTGGAAATCTTGGTAATCCGTCCTCAGAAAATTCAAAAAATCTAATTTCTGCTGTTTGTCCAATATAATTAGTTTTATTAGTTAAAATTTCTTTTCTTTCTTCATGGGAGAATCTCATACCGCAACCAAAAGATTTATTCATATATTCACAAATAAAACTTCCTTGTTCAGGTCTTTTTTCAGAAGGAACTACATCAATAATTGTACAAGCGATGTCTTTAAAATCTTTATATTTTAAAAGATTTGAACTTCTTCCTCCAACTTTATATCCTTCTGCTCCCCATCTAACCATTGTTCCTTCATAGCCTTCTTCAATAAATTGAGAATGATATTTATCTAACTCTGTTTTGTTTTCAATTCTAAATGTAGGAACTAATTCTATATTAACAGGATTAAAAGTTCTAATTAAAGAGCTTAGTAAATTATACCTATGGTTAAAAGCTAGATTAGGTAATACAATATCGTAAACATGATATTTTACTTTTTCAGTTTCTCCTGCTCTGTACTTTTTAATAAGTCTCATATTTTCTTGAAAATTTTCTCCTTTAGCATATAATTCTCCATCAAATATATCAGCTATTTCAAGAATTTCCTGAGCAATATGATTCATGGTATCAATAGATTTATTAGCTCTAGAAGTCATTTTACTTCCTTGCTTCAAACACCTCATACCATCTAATTTAGGTTGAACAAAACAAGGGTATACCACTTTTTTAACCTCATCATTATAGTCTTTAGCTAACATTGGGAGTATTAAAGTATCATTTTTTGCTTCTTCCTGTGTTAAATAATAGCCTTCTTCAAGTTTCTTTTTAACTTTGGCATTAGCTTCCTGTATTGCTTGTTCTGTAGAAGAAGTCTCATTACTTTTTCCTATATTTTTGCCCTCACATTTACTTCTATTAGTAACAGGGTTTCCTCCGATTAAACCACTAACTTGAACTATTTCATTTCCTTCAGTAAAAATATTAAGAAATCTTAACTTTCCTTTACTATCTAATTTATATAGTGCATCCATAATCTATTCTTTTACTTTCTTTAATATAAAATATTCTTCTTTTTTATACATTTTGTATAAACCTTCAAACTCTTCATTAGAAATTGTTTTATGAGCAAATCCAAATTTATTTCCTTCACAAACCTTATATCGTTTATAATCATCTATTGTAGGAATAAAAATTTTTAGTTTTTCAGGTTTAAATACTATTTCTTTAGAGTTAATTGCTTTTGCACAATCTTTATCAAATCTTACACTTATAGTAGCTGTCCCTACATTTAGTGGTTTTAATATAGAATTGCTTTTATAAACTTTCATTTTAACTATTCCTATATATTCTTTCATAATTATTTGTTTTTAAATTCCTCTTATACGAAGCCCAAAGGATTGGTCAAAGAATGTGAATGTATTTGTTGCTTTTAATTTGTTTATTTTGAATATTTTTTGAATAAGCTTAATAGCATATTTTTTAAATTCTTCATGTTGTGTTCTTGTGAGTGTAAGCTCAAATCTATAATTCTCTTTATTAAGAGCATCCATTATAGAGCTATTAGCTAAAGATAATTGATGCTCCATTAAATGTTGAGAAATGTTTTCTCTATTTATTGTTTTTTCCATATATTACACTTTTTGGTAATTAATTGATTTATTACATATATTGGTAATATTTATTACTTGGCTTCATACCAATTATCGCCTACATTTGCTTCGGCCCCCATTTTAATTAATGGGTGAGAAATAAATTCATCTCCTGCTTCTCTCATAATTCTTCCTAGATGTTTTTTGTATATAGGAGCTAATTCTTCTTTCACTTCTAATACAAATTCATCATGAGGAATAATACATATTTTAGCTTTTCCTAAATGATTATTTTGTTTAATAAAGTCAAATAAATCACAAGCAGCTTTCTTAGTCTGATGTGCGGCTGTTGTTTGAGTAGGATTGTTAAGCACTAGTCTATAATATTGAGATTTTAATTTAAAGAATTTAGAAACATCAGATTTTTTTGATTTATAAAATTCATAACATCTTATGTTTTTAATGACATATTCCTTTTTATCTTCTTTAGCTTTCTTTTCTTTATTGTATTCTGTTTTACCTTCTCTATATATTCCCCATTCTTCTTTGGTTATTTGTTTTATTTTTGCTTCTAATTCTTTAAACCATTTAAATTGAGGAAGATGTAATTTAAAACCCATTGCAGATTCAATATATCCTATTTTTAACACTTCTTCTAATTTTTTATCTCCCCACTCATAAATTCCTGAATGTAATTCTTTGAATAATTTTTCAATTCTCATTCCTTCTTCTATAGGAAGATTTTCATTAAGAGCTAATGTATAACCTGTTCCTCCAAATTGAAAACAAAACCTTGGAGATTTAGATGCATTTCTTTTACTTTTATGATGATGGATAATTTCTTCATCAGATAAGTCAATTAATTCAGGGTATAGTACTCTAGCAAAAGCACAATGTAAATCTAAATTATCAATAATAGAATCAATCATTACTTTATCTTCAGTAATAGATGCCCCCACCCTAGTTTCTTGTCCATCATAATCTGAAACAATAATTTTCCATCCCGGCTTAGCTGTAATACATTCTCTTGTTCTTTGATTAGCCGGAAGATTAAGAGTGTTAACATCCCCTTTTCTTGTACTAATTCTAGCTGTATCTAATATAGGATTAAATCCTGTATAGATTCTACCCTCTATTACTTTATTAAATATATTTTTCCCAAATGTAGTTACATCATGTTTAGCGGATTGAAACTCAAGCCATATATCAACAAATTCATGTTTAGTTTTTCTAATTACATTTTCTGATATACTCTCTTTAAAATCATCATCTAGTACATTTATACTTAAAGCTTTAAAAACAGGAATCATTTGTTTAGGACTACCTAAATCAACAATAATACTTGTGTCTGTACTGAATAAATCTAATTGTGTTTGATGAAATTGAGGAAGAGTTTTTACAATATAATCATTAACTACTTTTTCTTTTTCAGCTAATACAACTAAATCTAATTTAATTTTATTTTTCCATTTTTCTTCAGAAATAGGAACGCCACATGTTTCCATGTAAGCTAAGGCTTTTATATATTCACAATGTAATTGATATGTTTCCCAATAACCTTCATCAATTATTCTTTTTTCTAAAAAATCATGTAGTTCTAATAATCTGTCAACATCTTGAAAACAATAATCTATTGCTCTACTAGTAGACAATTTAATTTTATTAATATTTTTTTGTTCACTTTTATCATATATAACATCAAGTTCTCTTTCAAATATTGTTGCAAAATCATGTCTATATTCTTTTAGTCCATTATATAATAACTTAGAAGCAATCATAGTATCTTTTACACTTTCTGGATAAAATCCATATTTATAAAAAAATCCTAAATCAAATGTTAAGTTTTGTCCAACTAATGTTTTATTTCTTATATAAGGAACAACATTTTTAACTTCATAATTTCCATCATAACAATGAATAAGATAATTATCTTTTCCTGTTCCTAATTGAATAGCAAATATATCTCCTAATACAGGTTTTAAAGATGTGGTTTCCGTATCACAAGCTATTGTATCAGGAAGAATCATATCTTCTAAATTACAATAATTATATTCTCCTATTTTTTTAAAAAATTCAGGATTTTTTGTTATAATATAATTCATATCTCTGTATCATTTACTTTACCTATTATAGGTTTGTATTCATTAAAATTATTATTAAATGACATAACTTTAGGTTGTATTTTATTTAATTGCTTATTAGCTTCTATTAACATTGTAATTAGTTCCTTTTTAGAACATTTATTATACATTTTTCTTTTCTCTTCGTCATTCTGTTCTATTACTTGTAGCATAATTATTTTAGTTTTATCAAAATTAATAAAAAATAAACAGCCAACAAAATATTATTAGCTGTTTATTAGTTTAATATACAAATCTTTTTTTCACTTTAGGAAGCTCTATTATTTTGATTTGTTTCTTTTCAGGTTTATAAGTATCAAATTTTATTGGCCAAAAAGTACTAATACCTCTTTCACTAACCCATGTTTTACCTATAAATCTATCAGTAACCCATTGTCCTGCTTCATCAGCCATATGTAATTTAGGTATTTTACCTGTATAAGCTTCCATAACATTTTCTTTTATAGGATTTTGAGCTAGATATTCTTCTTCTGTAACAGGTGTAAATCTTTTTCTATTACAACTATTAGGAAATCCTTTGAGTTTACAATCTTCAGATGAAAATTCCCAGTTTTCTATTTCATAATATTTTCCCACCTCTCCGTGCATCCAGTCAGGCATATCATTTTTTATACACTTAACATATTTAGGGTCTTCTGCATTTTTTGTTTCTCCTTTATAAATGTATTTAATAAAATCTTCTATTCTTATTTCTGTATACCCTGTTTTTATATCTAAATAATGTATACCAGTAGAGTGTATATATCCTTCATGATTACCCCAATTACATGAAACAGGGCTTTCTAATCTCCATTGATATAGTTCAGGATAATCTAAATGACTACTATTCACTTTAACACACCATTTTTCTGGAATAGCATAATCAGTTACTTCTGCCCATTGACCCCTTTCATATAAAGTAAATATCCCAGTTTCTCTTTCTGCTCCTCCATCAGATAACCAAATAGTATTATGTCCACCTTCATGAAATAAACTATTTCTTATTTTTATATTAGTACAATTATATCCTAAATTCTTGTTTGAAAATACAGTTCCAATAGGATATCTAATTTTTGCCTCTTCTAATAAATTCATAATTTATATGTTTTATAAAAGCGTTTATATTATTAAAACATAAACGCTTTTTTTGTTATTAAAAACTAAAATCTGTCAGCCAACACTCTCTTAGCGAATTCTACACCAGCTTCTAATTCAGAAACTTGTGACATTGCATCTATTTCAGCTTGTAAACTATATGGACAAGCACATTGAGCTTGTACTAATGATTTTCTAGCTAATGCTAAATCTCTATTAGTTGTAGCAATGTCTATTTCCAATGCTGATTTTGATTCCTGAACCTTTAATTCCAATTCCTCCTTTTCTAAATCCTTGGCTGATTTGGAGATTAGCTCTACATATTTTAATACTTTTGTTGTTTTTGGTGTGCTCATAATTTTCTTTTTTTTTAATTGTTTCTAATTTATTTAACGATTCTTGTTTTATTTCCTTTTTAAAGAAATGTTCTAATTCTTCTAGTTTATATTCTTTTCTTGTACAGTTAGATATGTGATTTACATAATACCAACCTGTATTATTCCAAGAAATACCTTCGGATGATCTTAATATCTGGCCTTTTCTATCTCTATCTTGATAGGGTCTAATATTTAAATAATTTACTAAATCTTTATCTAATGTTTGACAACACCCTTCTTCTGGGAATGTTTTAATTGTTTTAATTTGTTTTTTTAAAACATGTTTTTCAAATTGTTCAAATGTGATTTCTGTATATTTTTTATCTATATCACTACAAGCATAACATTTTGGAGAATGTTGTGGAAAATGAAAATAAAAGCTTTCTCCTCTATTTCTTGGATCCCAACTAGCTAAATAACCATCAAAACTTTTACAAGATTTATGAATAAAATTATAAATATCATTTGAATTTTCTTTAGTTATCTTTAAAGCCCATTTTTCAGGTAAATTATCAGGAGCATCTTCTACTTTTGTCCAATTTCTACTTGTAAAACTTAGTAAAGGATATGTTGTATTATTTTGTTTATCATTGTACAATAAAACAATATTTGTTTTATTTACATCTCCTATTGTATAATAACTACTAGTACCATATCGCCATACTTCCCCTTCTTTTGGATATAATTGCATAATATTGTTATGTTAAAAAGTTTTCATATACTCTTTTATAAGCAATTGACATTCTTACATTGTCAGAGAAATTAACATTTTTGATTTTCATCATCCACAAATCAAATTTATTCATTTCTTTCTTTGCTCTTGTTTTCTTTTGTCTTTGTGTCATAGTTTTAATTTATTAATTAATATCCTAAATTCTCTAATAACTCTGAATTAGCTTCTACAATATACATTCCAGATAGAAATGTAGAAATAAACCATAATTGATAATTGTTAGCCATTGTACAAAAATGCACATAATCAGTTGGTATTAATTGTATTGTTCTCATTATTTTATTTGATTAAACAATTTATTAAATTCTTCTGGATCTTGAGTTGACAATAAAAATTTGTTTTTGTTTAATAACAAATATTTCATAGTTTTATCATGATCGTATTTAGAATGATTAGAATAAGTAGAAAAAGCCGCAATAAAAGATACATTACTCATTCTATCTAATCTAGGAACAGTTTTAAGAGCATCTGTAACTCTATCTAGCATTAACAATGCTGCTGTTATATTATTTATAACAAAATTTCCCGATTTTAATAACTTAGTTGAAAAATGACTATTTTTGGGTAGGCAATACCCTTTATTTAATATAGAAGCTAATTGAGAAAGTTCTATATCATATCTTTGAAACAATTCTTGTAAAGTTTGATAATCTTTGTTTACAATTTTCCAAGATTGAATATAATCTTGTAATGTCCAAGCTTTAGAAGAAGCATTTAATAATGCAATTGTTTCTACTAATTCCTGTACATTTTTTATTTCTATTGTTACATAAGGAATATCTAAATTATTTCTTAAACAAGCTGTATATAAATGTTGTCCATCTATAATATATTCTTTTTCTTTACTATCAATAAATTTTATTTTAGTGATAACAACTGGTCTAATAATTCCCATTTTATCAATGGAATCTGCTAATTTTGTTACTTGAGAAGGATTAATAGCTCTATTAATTCCTGCTAAAAAACTAAAACCTTTTGTTGAGTTCTTTTTTAATATTTTTACTTCCATTTTTAAATTATTTAATTTTTTATATTTTAGTTTTAAAATAAATAGGAGCACCTCACGTTTTTATACTGGTGGCTACTCCCAGACTCCTATTTAAAAATACAAATTCCATATACATAATATATAAAATAAATTCAAGCACAGAATTTATAATTTTAATATATTACATATATGGAATTGTATTGTTTGTTGTTAAAGAATATTATGCTTCTTCTCCCACTTTAGCTAAACGTTTTTTGTTGCTATCAATTTGATCTTGAATTTCTTTAGCCTCTTCTGTGTATCTTTCTTTAGCTTTTTCAATTTCTTTTTCAATTCCAGATACAACAGCTAATTGTGTATCAATTTGAGCTAAATAAACATCTACATGAGCTTCTTGTTGCTCATTAGTTTGAATTCTATCTACATTTACATTCATATAAGCTCTATCCAATGCTTCATTGGCATCTTCGAGTCTATCTTTCAATGTTTCTAGATTTTGTTCGTGATTGAATTTCAAATTTTCAAGATTTTTTGTGTTAACAGTGTTTTCTTTTTTCAAAGTTTTGTTAACTCGTTGGAAGAAACTTTCTAATTTTCCTTCATCCCCTAAATTTAAGAAAGCTTTGATAGCTCTTACTAATGGAAATTTACTTTTTGAAACTGATACTTCTTGATTTTTGTTACTTGTTGACATAATTTTAATTTTTAAATGTTAATTTTAATTTTTATTAAATAATTTTACTAATTGAGAACTACTCTCTTTTTAACTTCATATAGGGGAAGTTGTCCCTTTGTAGCAAGTGCTACGTTTGTGCTTGAATTTATTATTTTTTCTTGTGTTATTCTAATGGTATTAGAAATTTCCCAAGGTTCTGCTTTTCTCACATTTTTACACCAGCTACGACCGCTAAAGTCTTTACAATTTCCTACTTCATAAGGAATACTATGCCTTAAGTCTGTTTTAGTTAATTGACCAATCATTCCTACTTCAGCATAATTACAATCATATCTTTCTGTTACTACTACCCAATCATTTACTTTTAAAGAAGAGTTTGTAGTATCACTAGGTATTTCATCTTTAGTTGCTAATCTTTGATAACCATTATAACTCCAAACCTCTCCTCTTCCTTTAATGTTTAACATTAAACAAGGTTGTCTTGAATCTTCTTTATCAATTTTTGTTATTTTGCCTATTCCTTTTGAAGAACCAGTATTAAGACATTCACTATACACCCAATCACCTATTTTAAATTGTTCCATTGTTTGAATATTTGGTTTTTCAATTGTTTTTGAGGATGACAAAGATAGGGAAAATTTCTCAGCTTCTTCTTTTGTAGCAAACCATTTTACTAAGTCTTTCTCAAATACATAAGAATATCCTTCACAAGCTGTTGTACTATCTTGATATTTATGTGTTATCTTACCCACTTTACCAATCTGACTTTTAGGAAGTGTATCCAAACAATAACCAGATCCTAAATACCCTTCTTTGACAAATACAACATATGTATTAACTTCCCATTCTTTTACATCAGATTGTGTTTCTTCTTTTATAACCCATTTTTTAAATTGTTCATAAGTTATTTTTGTGTAATCATCATCAAATGAGTCATTTCCTCTAATATACTTTCCATCACTAACGCATAAAAAATAAGTTCTAGCATGATTTATACTATCTGTCCAGTGACCTCCTCCGGATAAAGATCTTGCATAAGCATTTATCTCTTTTTCTTGTTCAGGGGTATAAGCTTTTATGCACCACCTTTTAGGAAGAGAACTTAATTGTTCTTCCGGTTGTTTTTCTTCAGGAAAAATAACATCTTCAAATTCATATGTATTATAAGAATCTTGTCCTGCTACTGAGGCGGGATATCCTGTAAAAGGAGTTTCTTTACTTCCTGATCTATCAGCAAGATAATATTTATTTTTTGGTATATAAGGATGAATTTTAGAATAATACTTTACTATTTTCTCCCATTGGTCTTTTGATGTAATATGTATTTGATCTGGGTATTTTATATCTCTTACATTAACAGTTTTATTTTTATTTGCAGGATCTTTACTCATAATATATTCATATACTCTTTGTAAATCTTCTAATGTATTACACTCAGGAAAACCCCATTCATGTTTATTACCTGTAATAGATTCTATTTCTGAGCGTTCAATGTTAAATTGACTATATATTAAACTATTTTCTTCTCTACTGTTGGCTAAGTAAAATTTTTTTGAACCAGTTGTTCCTACTTCACAATTATATTCTCCTATTTTATATTCTTTTCCTATTTCTAATTTTTCCATAATTTAATGTTTTAGTTATCAACAACAATTCTCTTAACTCTTTTAAAATTTAATCTATTATAATGATGTTCTATTTTAAGAGCTTTAATACATTCATATTGTACAGGATTTGTAGAAGCCACTAAATGTCCTACAATAATTTTAGCTTTAATTCTTGTTCTCATAATGTTATGTGTTTTTTGTGTTATAAGTTTTGACAATCATCATTCATCATTTGTTGCCACTCAAGGCTCGGCACCCCAGAAATTAAAAATTCTATTTCTTCTTCTTTAAGCCCTTTAAAAGCAACTATTGGATTACACCCTTCTTTATAAGCTTTTAATTGTTCTTCATTAACATTAATTTCTAATGTGTTTTCTTTTCCAGAATATGTTGATGTTTTAGTTATTAACATAATTAAATATTTATAAAAGTTAAAGCTTCTTGTAATCCTTGTTCTAATGCTTCTTCATATGTTTCTGTTTCACAACCATCTGTATCTAAATCATCATTTGCTTTAAGGATATAATAAGAATATTTGTATTTTGGTTCACCAATAAAACAAGCAACAGGAAATACATCTATATTATGAACTTCTCTTAACCAACGTTGTAATAAAGATTGTGTAATTTTATAATACCAAGGTTGATACTTTGCAGGATTATAATTTGAAGTTAAATTTTTTGGATTGTCAGAATCTAAACTTAAATATTTTTTACAATCAAATTCTTTTTCTTTTAATAATTTAATAGTTTGGTATGAGATCAATTCTTCTTTCATATTAAATTTCTGTGTTTACAATAATTAATTAATTCATTCATATTGTCTGGGAGCCTGTTATAATCTTCTATAAAGACATCTAAGAGGTTTTCTTCTATTTTTGGTATTGTGAGTGTTAACATATTTTTTCTTTCTTTAAAAACGTTTATATAAAAAGAAAGCGTGTATATTTCTATACACGCATCCCCAACTAAAAACACATAAAATTATTTCTAAAAACTAGAAACAAATATTTTTTATTCTTTATTTAATATTTTATACCATAATTCATATAACTTATACAATGCTAACCATACTAAAATATATATGCTTATATATCCCACTATATTAAAAACTGGATTGTATATTGATTCACATTTTTTTACATAAATGTAACTATCTGGTAAATAAAATGGTGTAAATATTAATATTAAACTTGCTGTTGCTAAAAGTATAGCTTCAATTTCTTTTTTCATATTATTTATCTTTTATAATTTGTGTTATATGACATGTTAATTCTAATTGATGTTTCTTATGTTTCTCCTCTGGAGGATTGTTAATAGTTTTAATTGCTTGTACAATACTAACAATAAACCATATTAGTAATAATCCTAATCCAATTATTGATCCTATATTTTCCATAATATAATTTTATAAATTGTGTAAAACACACAAAAAGTTAAATTAAGAATACAGCCATAATATAATATTACGGCTGTTCTTCTTATAAACTTATTTCTCACAAAAAATAAATCTGTAAATACTCCAATTAAAGAATATATTACAAATATAGTTAATGATGCTAGTATATATTCTTTCATAATTTTATTTTTTTAATTTAAAATAACTTTCATAGGGAAACAATATCAACCCTATTATAGATAGAAATAATGAAACAAACCATAAATAAGGAAATTCACTTCTAAATACATACATGTTTGCGAAAAACAATAGGACTAGTAATACTAAAAATACTAGTCCTTTGATAATTAACTTAATCATTTTTAATTTAATATTAAAGGTGTTTTACCATCAGTAATAATCACTCTATTTTTAGAATTACGAATAGCCTCAATCCATTGTTGTTGAAGTATTTTACTATCTAATCCTTGAGCCTTAATTCTATTAGTTTCAGCATCTATTTTTGCTTTTTCTTGTAGTATTTTAGCTTGTTCTAATTGATTTCTTACATCATTAGTTTTTTGAATAGTATTATTTCTTGCTTCAATAGCTTTAGCCATAGATGCTGGAGGAGTAAGTCCTGAAGTTAATGTATTTAATGTAAAGAATTTATCAGCAAACTTTTTAGTTAATACTACTTCAACTGCTTTCTCAAAAGCCCCTAAATTATTCATTAAACTATCTGTTGTATAATTTCTTGATTCCTCTCTAAAAGTATCAGTTACTAATTTATTTAATACATTATTTTCTACATTATCAAGAAATTCATCCCCAGCTCCTAAATGTTTATAATTTAAAACTATGTTTGGGCCTTTAGTTCTTGTTACTTGATATGTGTATCCGGGATCAATAGTAAATATACCTGCATCTTTAGCTGATACCCTAACAGCATCTACATCTGCTTTTTGCTCAAACATTGGAACTTGATATAATTCACTTCCTGGTCCTAAAGGTCCTTGAGCACCAGTTACCACTTTAAAAGATTCAATTCCATTTCTTCCATAATCTGTCATTAATACTCCTTCGTAATTAGGTTCTGGTCTATTACAAGACATAACCCCCACTACAATAACTAATAATAATACTAATTTTTTAATTGTTTTCATAATTTTTGATTTTAATTTGTTTTTAATTTAATATTTATTGTTTGTTTTCTTTTAAATAAGCTGTTAATTCAGCTAATTCTTGTTTCATTTCTGTATGTCTTTCTTTTAAAACAACAAAAGCTCTCTTTTCACATCTATTAAGAAAGAATAATGCTAATTCAGCATCTCTTTCTTCAACAGCATCGTTAAAAGCTATACCAGCTTTAATTAAAGATAGATCTAAAGGAATGTTTTCCTCATTTTTATCTCTAGGAATCAAAGAGGATAGTTGACCTACACTACAAGTATCCCAACTATCTGATAAGTTATATAAATCTTCCCAATTTTCAATTTCTTTTTGAGACAACACTTCTCTCCAATTAATAACTTCTTTTTCTAATTTTTCTGCTAATGATTTCATTTTTTATGTTTTTTATGTTTTTAATTTAATTATTTTAAAAAACTCTCTTAATATATAATAAATAATAAATTTATAAAAGGCTGTGCCTTGCTAATTTAATTTATTAATTATATGCGAAATATTGAATTATTATTAACGTAGTTCCTTTAAAAAAACTATTCAATATTTAACAATGCACTATTCTCTTTCATTTCACCAATTACTAATAGTTGTACATATATATTAAGAGAAATTCTTTGTTTTATTTGTCTTTTTTTATTTTTTAATTATTTATTTCATTCATAACTAAAGGGTCGGAAGCTTCGTCTCCCCAAGCAGTTAAAATCAAGTACCCCCCTTTAACAGGTTGTAATACAACAGGATCAGGAATTTCAATTTTTCTTTCTAATTTATATCCTTCTTTTAATTCAAGTCCTGAAATATCCATATCTTTTACAGGAGCACATATTTCTAAGAAACTTTTAATAACATATTCTCCACTTAATGGGCTTATTTTTTTAGAATTAATTGCGTCAATAACTGCTTTTGTATTAGGATATGTATTATTTATGAATTTTGAAATAGAAAAAGTTTTATATATTCCTTCTTTATTTTATTTTAAGTTAATTATTTCGGTTATCATCCTTTTTTGTTATTTTGGAGCGATAGGTCTTATTTTTATGCTTCTAGCAACGAGTTATAGGCAATATTAATTTTTGCCAACGCTCTTGTGAAACGGACACATTTTTTCATCCTTTAGAAATTCGTCCAAATGTTCTTTAATTGCCAACAAGCCTTTTTTCATCTCGTTGTAATCGGCAGAGTGGTCAAAGTGTGTCCACATTGATACTTTGTCTCCTTCAAATACATCAAATTCTAATGTTAATTTAGGTTTGCCTCTTTCTTCAATTAAGGCTTGTCTTTGTTTATCGGTAAATGCCATCGCTCAAAAAATTAATACAGCCTATAACATACGCTATACAAAAGTGGGGCTGTGTGCCAAATTTGTACAGTAGTACTTCTAATTTACTTTTGAGGTAAGTCAGGGTTCAGCACTTCTAATTCCCCACCTTCGTATAGCGTCAGCCGTTATGCGTTATTTGAACCTGACGTATAAAGCAGAAATAGATATAGAAATAAAACCAATAAATATTAATGCAACTATAATATGTATAAAATAAGCATTTAACCATTTTTCTATTTTTTCTGTCATTGTTAATTTTTCAGGTAATGTTTTAAAATATTCGTCAAGTTCGTCATCTTCTTTTCTATAAATTTCATTTAGTTTATCATAAACTTCTTTGTTTTTTTCTTTGTTTTCAGCTATCCAATTCCAGAAATTATTTAAAGTATAATGTGAAACCCTTAACTCTCCCATATTTCTTTCACAATAAAAACCTTTCGGATGATTAATACATATCGTTGGGGAACAGCAACCAGTTTCACCACAACTTGAACAATAAGGACAATAAACATCATATTTTCTATTCCTAAAAAAGTATTTAATTTTAGAAAAACAACGCATAACAGCGGTTTTAAGCAATTGCCACTTTTGGGCTAAATTTGAAGTTTCTTTTGTATCTGTATTCATTGTTTTTTAATTAAATGTTTAGGCAGTTTTATTGGCAACTGCTTAAAGCCACGAAACGTTATGGGCAATTGGCGCGCCCGGAAAAACATACCAAACAAAAATTTAATAAATGAAAGAAATATTAGCGTCAGTTTTAATAATTAGCTTTTTTGTTATTGGTTCATATTTTTTACACAACTATATAAGAAAAATTACATCTAAAGTTTGGTTAATTGTTGCAATTACATTGTACGTTATATCGCTTATATTATACTTTGAAACAATTAATCAAACTCATAATTATTTGAGATCTAAAAGAATATATTTAGAATTTGGGCATGCAAATATTCTTTTAGTAGAATTAATGTTGGTATGCTTTATAATTGCTGTTGTAAACATAATTTGGGCGTTGGTAAAAAGGAAATAAGAATTAAAGTAACTGCCCATAACCGCTGTCAAACGCAATCGCTGTTTTTCGGTAAGTTGTTCGCCTTTTTTTCCTATTTTCGTTTACGGTAATGGAGAAATCTCAGTTACCAAGCCGCAACTTCGGGTAGCGGCCAAACGTTAGCCGTCAGTGTAGCAAACCGCAACCAAAACGGACAATCCCGAAAAAAATGAAAATTAAATTTGCATAATAGAAATAATTGTATCATATTTTAATCTATTTGTTTAAATGCTTCTTGATAAATGTATCCTATAAATGTTTTGCAATAACAAAAATAGACAATTATACATAAAATACCTGCATATTTGTTAAATTTAATAAACATTTCTATAGATAAAAAGATACATATAGTTGCCAGCATTGCTAATGCAATATAAGCAATAAGTAATTTATTCATAATGTTATTTTTTAGTTGTTAGTTTTTAAACACATAATCTAGTAATAATAGATTATGTCTATTGTTTTTGACAATACTATAAGAAAATACAATAGTATATAATACCTCTGTATAGTCTTTATCTATTGGTCATATAAATATTATCTATTGTAATAATAAATACAATAGAAAAATAATATTAAAATATTGCAATTGTTAAATTCTGTTTCACTAGCTTTGAGCCGTGCCAAGACACATCACAAAACAAGAAAACACTTACGAGCCAAGACTAAATAAAAAACACACCTATAATAGTAAGACATTGGATCCTATGCTGCTACGTATTTCTTTAGCCCATACAATACTATAAGTGTGTAATTTTTAAACTCTTAACAACAATAACGCTTTACAATATTGTCAGATAAAGGAATACATTTTAATGTTTTATATTTCTCTCAATACATAACAATATAACCCATAATACAAATAACCATACTCCAATAAAGAAATATCTCTCATTAGAAGAATATTGATAAGCAAACAAACTCCCAGAAGCTATAATAGCTATAAGAATTAATAAAGAGTTTAGAAATGATTTCATAATGATAATGGTATTATGTTATTGTTTTTGTCAATTTTAAATAGATTTCCTTGAGAAGAGAGTTTACCAAATTTTCCATCTGTTACAACACTTCCATTAGAAAACCATGTATCATGAGAAGAAAGTTTTAACACACCAGCATTTATAATATCTTCACAATTATGAATATGGCCTGAAAGAAATAATTTAGGTTTGATTCTAGATAATACATGATTTCTTAAAGCTTTACAACCACAACTCTCTAATTTACCATCTCTTGCATAACTAAAATCCATTATTCCTTTTGGTGGACCATGAACTATTAAAACATCTGTATCATCTGGTATATTTTTCCAATATCCATCTAATTTACTTCTATCTTTCATAAAACTCCATTGTCCAAATGAAGGTGTTAAAGGGCTACCAAATATTTTTAAACCCTCTAGCTCTACAAAATGATTCTCTAAATATATAATACCAGCCATAGCAAAATCATCTTTTATACCTAATGTATTTGATTCAATAGCACTATCATGATTACCAGCAACATAAATTTTATGTTTAACATCTAATCCTTTATACCATTCAATAAAATTCATTACCTCTTGATAACTTTGCATTTTATCTCTTGGATTAGAACAATCTCCAGAATGTACAATAATATCAATATCTTTAGGTATTTGTAATAAATCATGATAAGTATGTGTGTCACTTATGTGTAGTAATTTCATAATATAATATGTGTTATAAGTTAATTAAATAATTTTGATAAACGCATCATCAAGCATAGCAGCCTTTCTTGATATTTATATGCCATTCATGCTCTGGATAAAGTCTAATATAAGCTACTATTATTCACTTAATACTTTCTTTTATCTTTTATCAAAACTATATTATTAAGAGCTAAATTCTCACATAGAGCCATTGACAGGATATGTGAGAATGAATTACTCTTTATGTTTTATAGTGATGTTGATTCATCAAATTTAGGATTTAAACTATTGTTGTAAACAGTTATGACAGCACTAACAGAAGCCCCATCATTTCTTACATTCATTGATAATAAATCATTGTTTGATATATTACAACCTAATCTGTTAACAATAGCTTCAGGCAGCTTAGTTATATTATCTGCTGTAACTATGTACGTTAATACTCTTGATTTCATAATTGTTTTGTTTTAGTCAGAGTTAGTAATTTTTATGTTTTTTTGTTGCTTTAGTAATTACAATAGATTTAATTTGACTTACATCTAAAGTTCCTCCAGTATAATGAATATCAGACTCAATAGCCACTGATTTATAATCATTGTATGATTCATGTAAATAATGAAATTCCGTAGCATTATATCTCGTTTGTTGATTAATATAATGTGATTCTTTATGAAATTCAATTGTAACATTCACTCCGAATGGAGCATTATTATTAGTTTCATCATAAAATATCTCTCTCTCCTTATCTAAATTTTTAAATGTTTCACCAAGTATTATAACATCAGGATATTTAACATCTTTATATTCAAACACTGTTTTATATTCATGTTTACATGAACATATAACATTAACATTTTGATCATTATAATAATAAGAACTGTATGAATGCCCTTTACATTTAGGACATGTTAAATATTTTAATTTTAAATACATGTTTGTTTGTTTTTAGTTAGTTAAATAAGTTATCGCTCCACAATCTATACATTTCTCTTAAATCAACATTAAACTTATTATTAATAAGAATAATCTCTTCTTGAGAAAGCTCAACAATATCACATCCATTCCATTTAGAAGATAAATGCATCATTGATTGACCATAGCATATCTTATCATTAACAGTTAATAACATATTTTTAAATGTATAATTATTAAGAGATATGTTTTTATGTATCACACTACATTCAAATAATGGTTTAGAATAAATAAACCCATTGTGTTGCGCAATAGATAAATGTAATAAAGCTTTTTTAAGCTCTAAGTTATTAATAGGAATAAGAAACATAATATAATTGTTTAATTAGTTACTTTAATAGATAAAGGCAGATTAGTGCTTTTAATAATCATTACATCTTCATCTGTATTAGGATCTTCGTTATAATCAAGATAAATCTCTTTATAACACTCATCACAATAAGAATCAAAATTAACATCATTATGCTTTTCAAGACAATTAGGACATTTACACATAGTAGTTTAGTTTAAATGGATGACAAATTATGTCATATGTAATTTATAAGAACTTATCAAAGCCTTTATAATATGCTTCAATATCCATTAATGAAATAGGATTGATAATAAAAGATTTATTATCTCTAGTTAAATAAGCTCCTACACCATGTAGTAAGCCATATCTCCCAACTCCCCACACAATATAATTATTATGAGAAACAAATGAGTGATATACTAATACACCATTAGAATCAATTGCGTAATGAGAAAGCTCCATTAATAAATAATTTCATCAATATCTTCTACATCTGCAATTTGGTCCATTATTGTTTCAAGTTCTTCTTGCGTATCATGATTAATTGATAAAGAAGTAAAAAATGGAGCATCATTTGCTTCATATAAATGTATAACAGTTGTTTTCATGATAATATTATTTAATTAGTTTAAAGCTATAGATATATAATTGATAAACGATATTTTGTTATTGATAAACGATAAATGATAGTGGTATGAGTGATACACATCATCATTCCCCCTTACATTTTCCACCTCAAAATCCCAATGTTTACATTATCTAACACTTAATTCTCTTTCTAGTGTATGAATAAAAGCATTAGTTATATCTAAACCTGATTGATTCCAATGTTCTATCCCTTTTAATTGTGTAATAAGAGTTAATAAATCATTATTACTTACCTCCTTGAGTAATTCTTCCATATTTTGATTTGTTAAAATTGTTAATTTATTGCGAATAATGTAATACACACACTCCATTCTTGTAGGAAAATACTTCAAAGGTTTACTTTTCCCTATAGTAGAATAAAACTATTTTTAATACTCACTGAGAATAATGTAATATTTTAACATTTGACACATTCTAATTCCTACCTATATATATGTATATAATAATTCTCTGCTTTTATAATGCTTCCATAATGCTTTAATTAGCCCACCCTAATGATGTACATCCCACCCTATATATAACAACAATAACAGGCTACTATCAGCAACCTGTTATTCCGTTATACTATCCAATTACAATGCAACCAATGATTCCCAATCAATTGTTCTTTTAACCGCCTCTGCTTTAAGCATAGATTTGGTAACAGTAATAGCAAGAGCTGAAGTGTCTTCACTACCATTGAATGAGATTGAGTAGATTGTAAGCTGTTCATCAGTATCATTACCCTCACTATCTTTAACCATAATTGGCTCGCCTGTTTCTCTGTCAAATTGAGGAAGCTCAAGGATTTGGAAAGAACCAATATTATTAAGCTTTTCTTTCAACTCTTCCGCAGTCTTAGCACTACGCAAGTCTTTACTAACAGGTGCAGAGCAATTAACATACTCTCTTTGTCCTTTAGCATTAAACAGAGCAAGCGTTATATTAGTAAGCTCTCCATTCTCTTTTACTGTTCCTTTGAAGTTCTTCGTACTAGAAGGTCTATAAGTTCCGCCCTCTCCAATGAATTCAGCAACAGTTCCAATTGTTTTTAATGAACTCTCTGTTTCATTAACATCTTTAAATTTTAACATAATTTCTATTTTTTTATTTGTTATTTATTATAGGGTTTTTGAATAGAGCCCCACTTACTCTATTTTATTGTTGATACTTAATAGTACTCTTATCTATTAACCACTTTACTTTGTATCGTCCAAGTTTATCTTGTTTAATGGTTTGTAAAGATAATACACCAAGAGTTTGTTTAAAACTTTCAGCGTGTTTAAGAGAATAAAATACTCTCGTAGCATATTTTTGTACTCCTTTCATATCACTTATATTTAATAATTAAAACAAGTAAGGCTTTCTATCTCCTTACATATTTGGTATCATTGTGCCTTTCACGAACACATTTCCTGCCAAATGAAGCACACAGTAGGATGTGAGCCTTTAATTAAAACAAAGTCAAGGTTCCTTAAAAAGGTTTACCAAGTTAAGAAGCCACGGGATGACCCCAACTTCTCAAATTGTCCTAGGGGTCTTGGGATGGAGTAGTCCAACATCCTTCTCATATAAACCATTTCAAAAATTCCAAAAAAATTTTTTTTACAAAATTCAAAAAACAACTCCTGTAAAACAGACTAATAACATTTTTAATTACATGCTATAGCATTTTTTAATTAAAAAAATTAGGACATGTATTTTTTATTTATATCTTTGTACAAACTAAATCAATGGAAAATAAAATTATAGTACAGAAATGGAAGAAGACTCTCAATAATGAGTATTCCTTAGCCGAGAAATATTATTCTTTTCTCTCTGTTATGAATTCTCTTCCTCTCACGGAAAGAGAAATACAGCTTGTAGCTTTTACAGCCATTAAAGGAAATATTTCTAATGCTAATGTTAGAACAGAGTTTATTAATACACACAACTCCTCTTCACCTACAATTAATAATATGATTTCTAAATTAAAAAAGCTTAACATATTTATTAAGGAGAATGGGAAAGTGAAAGTTAACCCTGTTATTGTTCTTGATTTTAAAAACAATTTAAATATTAATATATCTTTAGAGCATGGAATATAACAAAGAAAGTTTTACAAAAGAGAAACTGGAAGAGATATTCACTGAATTATTTTATAATAGGGTTCACAGTAAAGGAAGGATTGTAGGAAGAAGAGGCTGCATTACCTATGGTTCAAAAGATATTAATGATTTTTCTCATTGTGGAAATAAAGATTGTCCAAGTTGTAATATGTTGCAAGAAGTTTTATGAGTCTACCAATTAAAGAACAAATAATTAAGAAGCTTGCTATTAATAGAGTGGCAAAGGATAAGCTTGTTTCTGAGAAGGATATAGAAGCTGTTATTACACATCAATATGATAGTGCTTATCAAGCCACGCTCTTGCATAACACAATAGAAATATCAGGATTTGGTAAATTTATATTCTCACAAAAGAAAGGGAATAAAGAATTAGTATCTCTACAATCTGCTGAGAAGAATCTTCTAGTTATGTTAGACAACCCTGAATTATCAGCCAATGATAAAAGAAAAACAGAATTAAAATTAAAGACAGTTCAAACCAATATAAAACAATTAAAACCAAAATTGTATGCTAATCCTTAAAATAATAGAGGGGTGGAGAAACCAAATAGCTCCTCCGGAAGAATTAAAGGGAGTGATAAAAGAAGTTTCCTCTGAGAGACTAGCAATATGTAATGATTGTCCTTTTCATTCTAAAAACTTTAAATTACTAAGACCAGATGCTCATTGTACAAAATGTTCTTGTACACTCTCAGCTAAAACTAAATGTCTTTCGTGTGAATGTCCGGAAAAGAAATGGACCTTCGTAATGACATCAGAAGAAGAATACAAACATAAAAACAATAAAAATGGCTAAATTAAAACTAACAAAACTAGATGTAGGAGAATTATTAAATATTCTTTCTTATATGTATTATGGAAACGGAGTTGATTATATTGACTTAATAGGTATACAAGACCCAAAAGGAGAATGTGATACAGTTATGTTTGTTACAAGAGATGAGTATATTTCTAAAGACACAGAGGAACCCTCAGAAGATATTTTACAAATAGAGAACGATAATTCCCAAGTAAGAGAATCTTCTGCAGAAATAAAATCAATGTCTCAAGAAGATTTTGAAAAACTATTGTAATATATGAAAAAAGATTATAATAGAATACTAGACACCCTTCTTTCCCTACAGAAAGAATTTCCAAAACAAACAATTGGTGTACATATTGCTACAGCTCTTTCAGAGCATGATATATTCAACATCTCTGATAAAGCTTTTCTAGAGGCTATAACAGATTATTATACAGAATTAATAGCAATAGATGTCCCACATAATAATAGTGACTTAGAAGACATTATTCAAAGTGGAATGAATTTGACAATCGATGACGAAGATGAATATGAAGATTAAATAAAAACATATGGCTACAAAACCAAATAACTACATATCAGCAGAACTAGATTTTGCTGAACTCTCCTTAAAACAGTGGAGAGATTATATAGAGGCTAATCCTGTCCATGAAATAAAAGATAGATGGGGAAAGAAAGAAATGCCTAAAGGGGGGTTTGCACATGTTGTAACAGCTACGGCAGAGTCTCAAATAAAATGTGTTCAAGATACTCTCACTAAATATCTTCAATTATTAGAAGTAGTTGATAAACTACGAGAAAAAGAAGAAATAAAACAAGCTACTGTTCGAGGACAACAATCCCTTTCTCCTATTGAAGCTGGAGAAATATAACTATGTATCAAAGAAACACAAAAAATATCTGGTTTAAAGAACAGAAAGAACCTCTATATGACCCTTCTGATTCAGAAGCCATGAGAATTTTTGTGGAATATTGGAAAAAAGAGAAAGATAGATGTGTTAATGGTTTTGATATAGGAGGAGTACATATTCCAGGAAGATTATATTTTCATACTGTTTATTGGAGCATTGCTGCATATACAGAAAGAAAAATAGGAAATGAAACTAGAAAAATACGAGAAATAATAACTCCCATATTGAGAGATATAGATTGGGATATTTTTAATGATTTAGAGAGATGTGATGCTGAAGGTAAGTTTTATGACTTAGTAGGTAGTCGAGATTTTGGTAAGTCAATTATTGCAGCTTCTTGTGCTGGACAACAATATTCTTTCTTTTCTAACTCTGAAGTAGTAATATCCGGAGGAGTAACAAACTACATAAAACTAGTTACAGATAAAATTGAGGATGGGTTATTAAACCTTCATCCTATGTTCCAGAAACAAAGACTTACCTCTGATTGGAAAAAAGAAATAGTTGCAGGATGGAAAAACAAACAAACCAATCTTGCAGATCCTAAATCTTCCATGTCTTCTATTAAAGTTAGGAATTATGAGAATGGGACAAAAACAATGGCGGCTAATGGTACTCGTCCTGCTTTCCATTTAATAGATGAGATTGGAACCATTAAAAATTTAATTGGCTGTATAAAAGATAGTGATGGGTGTTGGTGGTCAGGAGGAGGGTCTAAACCTTCTTGTTTAGTTTTTAGAACAGGTACAGGTGGGGACATGGAAGTAGGTAAGGAAGCTGCAGAAGTTTTTTTTAATCCATTCTCTTACAACTCTTTAGAGTTTGACAATCCAGAAGCTCCTGGTAAAAAAATGGGGAGATTTGTTTCTGCACTTAGAGCTAGAATGACCTTTAAAAGAGAAGGTACTCTTTATGAATACTTAACAGTAAATCTTGGAATGGATATTCCTGAGAATGAACAGTTAAAACAAATAAAAATATTAATATCAGAAGAAGAAAGAGCTAAAAAAGAATGGTGGGATATTGAATATGATAAAGCTGTTAAATCTGGTAATCCAAAAACAATATTAAAATTTAAAGCTTATTGGCCCCTCAAAGCTTCTGACTCTTTCTTGATATTAACTAGAAATGATTTTGATGTAGAACTTACTAAAAGACACCAGTTTAGGTTAAAGTCTCAGGAAGCTAAAGGAAGTAATGTTGACTTGTTTCTGAACGATCAAGGTGTTATTTCTCATTCATTCTCAGACAAACTTGTAATCACAGAGTTTCCAGTTAAAACACAAAACAAAGACGCTCCTGTAGTTATATATGAATTCCCAATTGAAAACCCTCCTTATGGGTTGTATGTAGCAGGAGTCGATCCATATAGACAAGGAAAATCTGCATATAGTGATTCGTTGGGAGCTGTTTACATTTATAAAAGAATGAACTCAATAACAGGGGAGAAGTATCAAGATATGTTTGTTGCTTCCTATGTGGCTCGGCCTAATGACAAAACAAAATGGCATGAACAAGCTAGGCTCCTAATTAAATATTATAATGCAAGAACCCTTGTAGAGAATGATGAGATTTCTTTTATAGATTATATGGTTGCAAAAGGAGATTCTCACTATTTAGAAAGACAACCCCAATGGCTTACAGAAATAGTACCAAATACTACTGTAAGAAGAGAATTTGGTATTCATAGATCAGCAGAAAAAATAAGAACATTTCTTCATGGGTGTTTTAAGAAATACATGGAAGAAACTGTACATAAGGAGATAGATGAAAATGGTAACACAATTAAAGAAATCCAGGGTATAACTAAAATATTAGACCCTATTCTTTTAGAAGAAGTTATTCAATTTGATGATGACTTAAATGTGGATAGACTTGTTGCTGCTGAACTAGCTATAGCTTTAGCTATGAAAATGGATCCTTTATATGGTCCAACAGGAGGACAAGCAGATGATAGAATTCTTTCTATTTTTAATAAGAATAAACAAAAACGACCTTTATTTGTTGAATCAAAAGGAATGTTTAAAAATAACAAACGTAAATTATTTAATTAATGGCTATAATTCTGTACACAAAAGATGCAACTATTAAGTATGCATATTTAAATATCTTTCCTGATCAATTTAAAACAGAGAAGCAAAAGCAAGATGAAGGGTGGCAGAAAAATGTCATGGACTATTTCTCTAATAAAGCTTATGCTACATATGTAAAAAATAGACAGGGGTTTGCAAAAAACTATGACTTAGTAAAGGGTATTCTTAGGACAGAAGATTTCTACCAAGAGCCTGAAGTTAAGAGCTTTACAGATATGTTAGAGGAAGACTTACATCTTCCAGCATATGTAAAACATTATTCTATTATAACCACCCCTATTAATGAGCTTGTAGGAGAAATATCTAAAAGGCCAGATACATATAGAATAAAAGCCTTTGATGATGATAGCAAGGCTGAAGAACTTCAGTTTAAAACAGACATGTTAAAGCAGTTTGTTCTTTCACAAGCTAAACAAAAAATATTAGAAAAGGCTGCATTAGAAGGCGAAGACCTTTCTGAAGAAGAGGTTGAGCAATTAACAATGGAACAAGTAAAAGATTCCTTAGACTCCTACACCTCTACAGCAGAGAAATGGGGAAATCATGTGCTTACATGTATTAAAGCAGAATTTAATTTAAAAGAAAAATCAGAAGATAGTTTCCGAGATATGTTAATCTCTGCAAGAGAATTTTATCATATATATGAAGACAATTCTAAACTAGGATTCAACATAGAAGTTACCAACCCTAAGAACACTTGGTATCTCACAACCCCAGATAGGAAATACATTTCAGATCCATCAGGTAGAGCACAAGGGGCGTATGCTGCTGGTACAGTGCAAGTTATGGAACTCTCTGAAATTATTGAATCTAATCCTGATTTAACTAAAGAAGAAATTGACCATCTTAGATCCGCTCTAGATAATTTTGGACTTATAGATGTGAGAGAATCTAATTTAGGAAATCCAAACATAACTCCCGGAATAGATTCTATTAAATATGACACCTATGATCCTTTAGTAATGCAATCCAGAATGATTATAGATTCTGAGATAAAAGAAAACAATGATGGATTACAAGACTTCTTAGGACTTACAAATAATGTTTCTTCTTTTGGTTATAAATATGTAGTTATAAAAGCATATTGGATCTCTAAAAAGAAAATAGGAAAACTAATATATACAGATGAATTAGGGAATACACAGTCAACCCTTGTAGATGAAACATATAAATCCGGAACTATACCTACACAGGTATCTCTTGAGTGGGGATGGATTAATCAATGGATGCAGGGAACTAAAATTGGAGCAGATATTTATCATGTTAAAAATTATGATCTTCTTAACTATTGTCCTATTATTGGGGTAATACATGAGATTAAAAATACAGAAGCTCGTTCATTAGTAGACTTAATGAAACCTTTCCAAGTGTTATATAACATCTCTATGAATCAACTCTACAAACTTCTTGAAAAAGAAATAGGTAATGTTGGAGTTATTAACATTAGAAGGGTTCCTAAACTAAAAGATGGGGATGATCAGGATGCTATTGATGTGTGGGAAATGGAAGCAAGAGAAAGAGGTATTGCTTTTGATGATGATAGTCCTGAAAATACAAAAGCCCCCGTATCTAATCAATCAGTGGCGAGAAACATTGATCTTACACGCACACAAGAAATTCAATCAAGATATAATCTTGCTGTACAGATGAAGAACGAATGTTGGGAATTAGTTGGTATGTCTAAACAACGTATGGGGTCTATTTCAGCCTCTGAATCTGCTACAGGGACTAATGCCGCCATTCAACAGTCTTACTCTCAAACAGAGCCTTTATTTGTAGCCCATGAGTATGTTCTTGGTCAACTATACCAAGCAATTATAGATGCCGCTTTATACGTAGAAAGTTCTAAACCACAATCCACTCTTTCATATATCACATCTGAGGGAGAATCTGCATTTGTACAAGTTAATGGAAATGATTTAAAATTTAGAGATTTAAAAGTGTTTCCAACTAATAGACCGGAAGATACTCAAATGTTTAATGAGCTTAGACAACTTTCTCAAGCTGTTATTCAAAATGGAGGAACTCTTTATGATATTATAGAATTATATTCTACTAAATCTATGAGAGAAATGAAAAAAGTATTTAGAGATTTAAAAGAAAGACAAGAAGCTACACAACAACAAGCTTTCCAACAAAAACAACAAGAGCTTGAACAAAACCAAAAACAAGCTGAGGAACAAATACAACTTGCTTACCAAGAACATAAAGAAAATCTTGTTCATGAAGATTATCAAAATAATCTTGATAGAATCAACAAAAAAGAAGTTGCTATTATTCAGGCTACAGGATTTGGTAAAACAACTAACGAGGATACAAACAACAACACTGTTCCTGATGTATTAGAACTTTCTAAACTAGACCATGAAAGAACTAAAGCTACACAAGCTTTTACATCTAAAATGGCTGAGGTACAAATTAAAAATAAAGAATTTAATTCTAAAATGGCAGTGGAGCAAGAAAAACTAAAAGTTGCTAGAGAAAATCAAACTAATGATTTAGAAATTGCTAAGCTTAATGCAAAAAGCAGACAAAACAAACAAACAAAATAACCAAAAAAATTATTAATGCGATATTAAAATTTTAAAAGTAATAAAATAAAGTCTAACCCTTTGTAAATTGATAATCTAAAATTACATTTACATACAATTAAACCAAAACTACATTATGGCTGATAATAACGAAATGTCTATAGACACCTCCTTTAGTATTCAAGATACAATAGAGCTGGGAGCTGGAAGTCAAGAACTTTTAAATGGATTACTTGAACCAGAAACTAGCACTGCTAAACCTGAAGACATCACTCCTATTACAACAACTGTTGAGGATAATCCTATTACAAAAAAAACAGAAGTTGTTGATGATAAGAAACAAACAAACACTCTTGCTAGTTTCTTAACAGATGGACAAGAAGATGAGGAAGAAACTACAACAACAGATCAAACAACTATAACTCCTGTCAATGAGCATACGCAAGAAGAAGCTTCTCAATTTGAACTTCTATCTAATGATCTTTTAAAACTAGGAGTGTTTACACAAGAAGAAGGAGAAGAAATTCCTAAAACTCCTGAAGAGTTTTTAGAAAAATTTTCCTCCGAAAAGAAAAAAGGAGCACAAGAAATTGTAGAAAATTTTATTGGACAATTTGGGGAAGATTACCAAAATGCTTTTGATGCAATTTTTGTAAAAGGAGTAGATCCAAAAGAATACTTCACTACATATAATAATATTGTAAATTTTGCTGAATTAGATTTAACACAAGAATCTAATCAAAGAAAAGTAGTTAAACAAGCTCTTCTTGATCAAGGATATGAAGAAGATGAGGCGGATGCAGAAGTAGAAAGAATACAAGGATATGGTGATTTAGAACAAGTTTCTCAAAAACATCACAAAGTGTTGGTTAAAAAAGAAACAAAGAAACTAGCTGAGATTGAAGAGAATTCCCAAAGAGTTTTACAACAAAAAGCTCAAATAAGAAATCAGTACATTAGTAATGTACAATCTATTTTAGAAGAGAAAGTTAAAACTAAAGATTTTGATGGTATTCCAGTTAATCCAAAATTAGCAAGTGAAGTTTCAGATTATCTTTTAGTAGATAAATGGAAAACACCTTCTGGAGAAACTCTTTCTGATTTTGATAGAGAAATTCTAGATTTAAAAAAACCAGAAAATCATTCTAAAAAAGTGAAGTATGCTCTTCTTTTAAAACTATTAGAAAAAGATCCAACATTATCAACCATACAAAAAGCAGGAGTTACAACCTCTACAAACAAATTGTTTGAAAGTGTTACAAGACAAACTGCTAAAAAGCCAATTACGACTAACACAACTCAATCAGCCCCTTGGGCAAATTTAAAATAATTAATTAATTAAAATCTAATACAAATGTCAATTCAACAGCTTCCAGGGTCTACTGGATTTATGTATGCTCGGGTTTCCTCAATGGATAAACGTACAGTAGGAAAACTTACTGATTCTAACCACTTAGAATCTCTAACTCACCCTGATCAACCAGCAGACTATGATAAGAAAATCATAAGTTTGTATACACAAAGTACATTATATTCAAATGATTTCTTGGATATGGTTACTAAGAGTACACCTTATTATATTGATAATAATAGTGATGCTTGGAAATGGGATATTCAAGTTCCATACAAATTCCCAAAAATCATTGATGTTCCAACAACTACTACTGATTTAACAAAACCAGGTATCGATGGACAAGAATTCCAATTAGTATTAGATACTAATGAGTTTTCTAAAAATGCAATCATTTCTGTAGGGACAAGACAATATGGTCCTAGGCTATATGTAATTAAAGATCCTATGCCTTATAATGCAGGATTCCTTTACTCGTTCACACTTGTAACTGATAATCCAACTATTGATTTCATTTCTTCAACATTCTTACAAGTTGGTATTGAATTAGAATTGATTAGTGCAGCTATTGGAGAATTTGATCAAGACTTACTAGGTCTTCCTAGACTGGGTGAAAAAATCACAATGTTTGAATCTTTAGGTTCTGCATATGGTTTTGAACATACAGTTACAAAATGGGCAGATGAAAGAACATTGCGTGATAATACAGGTAAACCTTTAGATATTCTTGTATATGGTGCATCACGAAGAGGTGAAATGCCAATGACTAAGAATGACGTTAAATGGGAACCATTTATTGAATTCTGGATGCGTAAGCAAATGCTTGAGATGAAAGTTAAACGTATGATTTGGGACAAACCAGGTACAACTCGTTCTGGAGGTTCTAAACAAGAAGTTAAGCGTACATCTGCAGGTATCTATCACAGAATGCGTAACAATGGAAACTTAGTACAATATAATAGAGGAGAATTTACAGCAAACCTTTTACGTTCTGTATTTGGAGATTTATTCTACAGAAGAGTGGATGTAAAAGACCGTCATGTAAAAATGTATACTAATGAAGCTGGATTCGATGTATTCCAACAAGCTTTAAAAACAGATGCGTTAAACTCAGGTCTTACTCTTTTCACTAATATCAATGGTGCAGAAGCTGGAAATGTAACAACCGGATCAGCTCAAAATCATTTAACGTATGGTTTTGCTTTTGATGCAATGGTTACTCGTGAAACAGGTCGTATTGAACTTATTCACTTGAAAGAACTTGATTTACCACAAACTAATCTAGAGTTTGGTCAAAACAAAAAATCAACTCCTGTATTTATGGTGTTTGATGTTAGTCCAATGTCTGATGGTTCAATGGTGAACAATATTAGAGAAGTTAGAATGAAGGGAGCACCTTCAATGACTTGGGGATACATCGATGGTAGAGCACATCACCTAGGTTTTGCTGCTTCACAAGGGATGAGTTCAGCTAATAAGTTTCCAGGATATACAATCTGGATGGAAGACAGATGTGATGTATTTGTTGAAGATTTATCACGTACTGTATTGATTGAAGAATTACCACAATTTTAATACACCCCCGTTTTAATTAGATTCTGTGGAATGATTAAAACACCCTGCTTTTCAAAGCAATCCAAACCACTCTCCTCCTGTTCTGGGAGGAGATGGGTTTAAAAGAATGAAAGAGACATTGTCTGCTTTATCCCTTCGGTGAGGAACATTCTACAAATAAACCAAATTAAAACTACATTATGGCTAGAATAGGAAAAATTTCAACTATTAAAAGAGAATACACTAATGCCCAACAACAAACTATGCAAGGTAGTTTAGCGGCTAAAGGATTAACTAGGACACCTGGTACAGGTGTGTTTAAATATCCTTATAAAGAAATAGATGGAAAATACAGAACAGGACTAGATCCTGAGGCTGGATATATCAAAAGAATTCAAGACCCTCTTGAACAAAAACTAGAAATTGAAAGAGTAACAAAGCTAAAAGCTAAACTAGAAGAAGCCCTTGGTGGTGTAGATTTAGGTCCTCGTTCTAAATTCTGGAATTATGGATTAGCAAACCCTTCTACAAATGATTTACATGTTCAACCTGTAAAACTCATAGACGGAGATAACTATTTTGATTTTACACAACCAATGAACGAGCTTTCTTTTTCTTGGTTAAGAGTACATCCAACTATTGCTTCTTCATACCAAGCTTGGGAAAGAGGAGAATATGCTTCTGATACACAATTTTATGTTGTTGATGATGAAATCGAAAGTAAAATTATTTATAATAAAAAACAGCTTATTAATAAGGCTATTATCAAATTTGATGATATGACTCCTGATAAGAAAAGAAAAGTTGCAAGACTTTTAGGATTACCTGTAACAGAGAACACTAAGGATGAAATTACCTACAATCTAGTTGATAATGTTTTAAAACAAACTGAATTTAAAAGTGGTTCATTCCAAGGAAGAAATCCAGTAGAAGTGTTTAATAAGTTTGCAGACATGCAAGAAAACTTATTACACGTTAGAGATTTAGTAAAACAAGCTCTTACACATTCTATTTATAGACTTAAACCTAATGGTAAAATTTATGAAGGAGAATTAGAAATAGCAAGTGATGAAGATGATTTAGTTAAATTTTTGATTGATGATGATAATCAAGATGCCCTTTTAACATTAGAAGGAAAACTAAAAATTAAAAAATTAGCTTCTGTATAATAAAATAGAATAGAGATGATAGAAGTAGATAGCTTATTATATAAGATTGATCAAAAATTAAATAAACTAGCTACTAATGAACATCAAGAAATTCCATTAGAAGATAAAATCTTAGCTCTTAATGAGGCTCAGATAAAACTCATAAAACAAAAAATAGATGGTTTTAGTGTTTTAAATGGGATGGGATTAGATAGTTTTAAAAAAAGGTATCAGGATTTACAAAGTTTAATATTAGATTATGTCCCTTTAGACCTAAAGATTACAGATAAGAAACTTAATCAATACAAAGCAATATTAAAAACTCTTTCTCCAAAATACATGTTCTATATTGATAGTTATGTAACAGCGGATAAGGGAAAATGTAAAGATAGGATTATCTGGATTAATAAGGATTTAGCTAAACACGGAGATGTTTCTCTTCTTTTAAATAATACAAATTACAAACCTAGTTTTGAATATCAAGAAACATTCAATTTAATTTCTTCTAATGATATATCAATTTTTACGGATGGAACATTCACCCCTAAAAAATTATATCTCTCTTACATGCGTTATCCAGTATACATAGATAAAGAAGGATATATTAATTTTGAAGGTAAAGAATCTACAACAGTTAATTGTGAATTAGAGTCTTATTTAGAAGATGAACTTCTTGATTTAACAGTTCAAAATTTAGCCATGTATACAGAAAATCAATCAGCAGTACAAACTGCACAATTTAGAATACAAACAAACGAATAATTTATTCACTAACAATTAAATAAAAACAAAATGGATTTTTCATTAACATCTCTCTTCGTAGTACCAGTAGGACAGTCAGCACTTCCTAGCTCTGGATCAACGCAGAACTTAACCCCAGGGCAAGTAGGTTTTTTCAGACCAGATTACACCATAGCCAATGCGGGTAACATTGCAGCAGCTAATTACTTTTACGTTGCTCAAGGACGAACTAATAATTATCTAGAAGGTAGTAAACGTTCTGACAAAATTAAAGGGGGAACAACTGGTAATGCTAATGTAACAGAATGGTATAAAGTTACCGGATGTGCTACAGCAAGAAATCAGATTACAGATATTACAGGATTTAATGTAACTTGTGGGGAAGTGGTGACACTTACTCTTAGAGCATTTTCTTCTTATATCGACACTCTTTACTTTAATGGGTTCACCCGTTCAGTAACAGTACAAGCACCTTGTTGTGATTGTGGTGCTGATCCTTGTGATACTGTAGATGAAAATGCTTTGATTAATCAATTGATTGATAAATTAAATCAACATGCAGATGGTCTTAATGGGGATAACATCAATTTTGATACATTCTATACATTTGAAAATATAGGAGGTACAACTCTTCGTATTACTGGTAAGCCTTTAACAGCTTATGGGCAACCTTGTGATGTTGCGGCTTTCCCTTTTGAATATGACAGAATGTGGTTTAGAGCATTCATTTATTCTGGTCCAGCTACAACAGCAGATTTTATTGTAGATGATAGTTGTAATGAAGTGGCTACAGCTACAGTGGTACAACGAGCTACATATCCTAAAGGAACTAGTGAAGAAATTGCACAACTAGAAAAGAATTTTTATAGTTATCAAGTAGGATACTTAAAAACTCTTTACAGAATGGCAGGATATAATCCTAATTTTGAATCATGGGTAACTCCTGGAACATTGTATGATACTTATTATATTAAATTCAATGAGTTTAGTAAATCAGCTTATCAATGGGGAGATTATATACATCAAGATTCTACAGTGATTATAGCTACACCAAATGGTAGTGCTATTGATACAGCTATTTCAGCAGTTTTAGTTGCAGGATTAGGAACACCAGTTGATGCATCAGGAACTTGTTTAACAACAACTACTACAACTTCAACCAGTTCTACTACAACAACTAGTACAACTACCCTCATACCGTAGTATAATTCTTACAAACATTTCTAAAAAGGAAAGGAAGGACAAGTCTTTTCTTTCCTTTTTTATTATAATAAAAATCATTATATAAATGCCTACATTAAAATTAGATATAGTAGTTATTCCAACGTATGATAAGAAACTTTTAACTATATTAGACGTTTCTACATATGTAACTCGACCAGTAAATCCTACAATAGAAATTTGTATTCCTGGATGGGATACAGTTATATTATCTTTTACTGATGGTACTTATAATACTTTTAATTCTACTACATTAGGAATTACTACGGAAGGAAATGAACAAGATTTGTTTGATGGTATTTATTATTTAAAATATTCTATTGATCCTGCTTTTGAGAACTATGTAGAAAAATCTATATTAAGAGTTGATAGGCTTCAAGAAAAATTCGATGAAGCTTTTATGAAATTAGATATGATGGAATGTGATAGAGCAATTAAACAACAAAGTAAAGTTGATTTAAACACCATTTATCTTTTGATCCAAGGAGCTATAGCAGCAGCTAACAACTGTTCATCTATAGAGTCCTTAAAATTATACAATAAAGCAGATTCACTTCTTACACATTTTTTAAAGAATGATTGTAGATGTTCTGGAAATAATTATGTATTAAACTATTAAAACCAAAAATTATGGCCGCATGCTCAGTATGTCAGAAACCTGCAGGTTGTTCTTGCCAATTAACAAATGGAGTTTGTTCAACTTGTATTCAATTACAACAAAATAAAAAATAAATTTAATGTTATACGTTAAAACTTCTACTTGTTTAGAATGTGAGAAAATACAACCGTTAATAGATGCTATTGATTGTAAATTAAAACAATTGTCTGTAGCACTCTATAACAATATTGTATTTATGTTAAACAAGACAGTAGATTATACTGTTATGTTGGATTTAATTAATTACAAGAGAATTTTAGAGTATAAAAAAATAAATGAATTATATGCAGAAAAATATTCTGTAAACTCAATATCAAATAAAGTTAGGCTTCATACTGCAGGTTGTGTTAAAGATTGTGTAGAACCTCTTCCTTTTAGAACAACCACTACAACTACGTCAACCTCTACCAGTACAACAACCTCTACTACTAGCACAACTACCACTACGACTACAACGTGTTATATTTGTTCAGAAGAAGATTTAGTAATTGGTACTCAAACATGGATGTCTTGTAATTTAAATGTAACAACTTACAGAAATGGTGATCCAATACCAGAAGTGACTGACCCAACAGCCTGGGCAGCCCTGACTACTGGGGCATGGTGTCATTATGCTAATAACACACCTAATGGTGTTATATATGGTAAGCTATATAATTGGTATGCTTTAGATGATGCTAGAGGTATAGGACCTGTAGGATACCATGTACCTACAAACACAGAATACCAAACATTAACAACTTTCTTAGGAGGTACAGGTGTGGCTGGAGGAGCATTAAAATTAAACCAAAACGCTTGTTACTGGGATCTTCCTAATGTAGGAGCTACTAATTCATCAGGTTGGTCTGCCCTTCCTGGAGGAGTTAGAAGTGGTATTACTGGTCAGTTTTTTGGTTTAAATGAAGATGGATACTGGTGGTGTAGTAATGTATTTGTTTCTCCTGAAGCTTATTTATTTGGTTTAAGTGCTAATGTTGTTAATTCAAATAGCTTTGAAAGAGACTTTGCTTTTGGTTGTTCAATAAGATTAATAAAAGATTAATAAAATAAAAATATGGGTTGTTCAAATTGTTTTAATGGATGTTCTGAAATTTTATCAGATCAGTGTATTAAATATACCGGAGTAGATATTCCTAGCTTAAATATACAAAATGGGGATTCTCTTAAAAATGTTGAAGATAGTTTAACTCAGGTGTTACTAACTGTTTTAGTAGGTACAGGTATAAAACCTCTTATAGATACAGAAACAGTTTGTAATGTTGTTAAACAATACATTCCTGTTTGTTCTAATTGTGGAGGACCCACTTTAAATGAAATATTACAAGCATTGATGGATGCAGCTTGTGATTTACAAACACAGATAGATGCTATAGTAGCAGATATAAACACTTTAGAGCAAGCATACACTAATCCTGGATGTTTAACTATTGTTGATACAACTACTTCTGTTACGCACAATGTATTACAAGCAGTTATAACAAAACTATGTACTGTTTCTACAGAATTAGCTGCACTTGTTTTAGACGTAGACACAAACTATGTTAAAATAGATGAGATAAACAATTATATTCAGGCTTATTTAAATGATTCTGGTACTTCTACACTCATAAAAAACAAAATGATACCTTATGTAGTAGAAGAATATTATGGACCTATTACAGGCTTTGATATTACAGGTGCAGGTACAGGAGATTGGATAGATATTTATTTATGTAATGGTTTAAATGGAACTCCTGATAAAAGAGGACGAGTTGCTGTTGGAGTTACAGATAATACTATGGGTGGAGGGACTATGTCATCTGCAGTTGATCCAGGAGTAGCTGGTAACCCATTATACACATTAGAAGGAGTTACAGGTGTAAATTTTGTTACATTATTAACCTCACAAATGCCTTCTCATACACATGTTATAAATGTTACTGATCCAGGACATAATCATTTATTAGCTAGTCTTGCTAGTGGGGGTTCATCATTATCTCCAACTAATCATATAGCTTTTACAAGTGGTGGAGGAGGAGATCCTTTTCCTGCATATTTATTAACTGGAACAGCCACTTCGCCTACTGCAGGTTTAAGCAATAATAGTTTTACGGGAATTACTTCTACTGCAACTTCGGTAGGAGAAAGTCAATCACACACAAACACACAGCCTGGAATAGGTTGTTATTACATAATATATATTCCTTCATAATATGCCAGGACCATTTTACACAGAATGTGGTTGTACAACATGTACATGTAAAAAAGCAAAAGAAGTTTGTTATTCTGGACCAGCTTTGACTTGTTTAGGAATTAATCCTAAAGACACTATTGATGTTGCTTTACAAAAAATAAATACTTTCCTGTGTGGACAATCTTTTATTGATTTGGTTAATGCAGCTATTGATTGTCAAACTATACTTAATTGTACTACCACTACCACAACAATAAACCCTACACTATGTCAAGATATAGGTGTACAAGGGTTAGTAGGGGGAGGAAGTTGGATTGCTTTAGACTGTTTAGGTGTTTCTGTAGGAGGGGATGTAGATTCTGGTGCCACTATTTATACTGGATGTATTAATTATGATACTTTAGAGTTAACTAATGCACAAGTAAAAGATTCAATTTTATGTTAAAATAAACCAATTATGACAGTATATATAACATTAACTACAGCAGGAGCAGATAGTGGTCCTTTTAATTTATATTCTAATTTAGATGGATTTACATCTCCTTTTGAGGTTGGAGTGCCTAAAATAGATTTAGAAGCTGGGTACTCTTCTATATTAGTTCCTGACTTTACAACAATTGTTAGAGTGAAATCAACAGCTCAATATTGTATAAATTATGTAGATATAACCTTGACTGCTCCTCCTTGTGAAAGACCTGGAGGGCTAATAAATAAAACTTTTAATTGGAAATATACACCATCAGGAGGTCCTGAATTTATATTTACAGGTTCTTTCATAGAAGCTTGTACAGCATCTGATGAGTTTGATACAAATATTCCATCAGGCTCTATGGAAGGAAAAGCAGGTCAAGTAGCTTCTTTTACTTTGGGAGAAACGGTTTATTTAGGTTTATTTTCAACAGATTGTACATTATTAGAAGATGGGTTTTATATTACAGATCTAGATACAAATGAGATAACAGAAATTGTGGGGGGCATAATTATGAGTATAAGTAATTGTCCAGTAACTACTACTACAACATCTACCACTTTAACTCCAACAACTACTACGACAACAACATTATAAAATCCGGGTTTATTGGTTTTCCTTGATTTATACTCCCATATGTATTTTATGTATGGGAGTTTTTTATAATTAAAAATATTATAAAAAATAACTAAAAAAATTAAAATTATTATGTACATAATAATATTTTTTATATCTTTACTAAGTTTTAACTAAACTTAACAATATGAAAAAACCAGAAGGAGATTTAGTACAAGAATTAAAGGCATTATTAATTAGAAATAAATCAAAACAATATTACGCAAATAAATTAGATATTACAGTAGAAAGAATAGATGAACTCTTAGATATTATAAGAGGAAAAAACTCAACTAGTGAGTTCTCAAGGGAAATAGATAATATAAAAGGAATAGTAAAAAGTGTTGTAACATCTACATTTGAACCAAAAGATGATGTAGAATTAGCTAAGCTACATAAAATAGATTTAGACAAATACATAATAAGTAATTATTATTCAAAATTACAAACAAGTGGTAAATTTACCTCAACTTTAAATTGTAGATTGATTTCTGAAGAAGAAAAAAACAAAGATATTTTTTTAGAAGAAATTAAAAAAATGTTTTCAAAAACTACAAAAGTAGTAAACAAACAAAAATATTTTAAAAAATCAGATAAAGCTTTATTTGTTTATATTGCAGACGATCATACCGGTATAGATTTTAAAGAGAGTTTATTTGGTAATCCTTATGATGAAAACATATATTTAGAAAGACTTAGACTACTTTCAGATGAAATACTTTCTTTAAATGATCACATAGATACTTTATATTTGGTAAATTTAGGAGATGAATTAGATGGATTTAACTCTCAAACAACAAGAGGTGGACATAAATTGACTTCTTTTTCAAATAAACAACAATTTGATATTTATACAAAAGCAAGAAAGGAATTTTATGATTGTCTTTTAAGTTCTGGAAAATTCAAAAATACAGTTGTAATAAATATAAATAATTCAAACCACTCTGGTAATGATTATTCATACATAGTAAACAAATCACTTGAATTTTATCTTGAAGCAAGATATGAAGATATAACATTTATTCATCAAGAAAAAATAATCGACTCTTATTTATGGGGAGAACATGCTATTTTATTGACACATGGTAAAGACGATACACATATGAAATTTGGGATGCCCCTTAATCTTAATGAAAAAACCGATTTGTGGTTAATGGATTATTCAAAAAATATTCCAGCAAAATATATATCTACGGTAAAAGGGGATTTACATGCTTACTCTGTTAATATGGGTAAATCAGGAAGGTATATTAATGTACCAAGTATATGTGGAGGATCTCAGTGGATTGAAGCAAATTATGGTTCTTCTCAAGCTGGAGCATTACTAGAAATAGTAGAAAAAGAAAATAAAAATATAACATCAATCCCTATTTGGTTTTAGTTATGATAGAAAACGAAGGAAAACATTATTTATACAGACACATAAGATTGGACACTAACCAACCATTTTATATTGGTATTGGTACTAAAAAGATAAATAATAATACTCATAACTCTGTTTATGATAGAGCTTTTTCTAAATGCGGAAGAAATAAATTATGGAATAATATAATTAATAAAACAAATTATGAAGTAGAGATTCTTTTAGAATCTAATGATAAAAATATAATCTTTGATAAAGAAAAAGAGTTTGTTAAGCTTTACGGAAGAGTAAACAACAAAACAGGTTTATTATCTAATTTTACAGATGGAGGGGATGGTAATACTGGTGTAGTCATTTCTGAGTCTAGGAGAATACAATTAAAAGAACATTTGTTAAAGTATGCTAGATATGAAAGAACACTAGAAAATAGACAAAAGTTATCTAAAGCTAATGGAGGGACTAGAAATGGGATGTTTGGTAAAACTGGTGAAATGTCTGTTTTGTCCAAAGCAGTTTTACAATATGATTTAGATGGTAATTTTTTAAATGAATATGTAAGTTTAAAATCAGCAGCACAACAATTATCTTTTGTAGCAGATATAATTTCCTTATGCTGCAGAGGAAAAAAAGATAAGTATAAAAATTTTATTTGGAAATTTAAAGAATAAAAAATAATGACAGGAAGAGAACTTGTAAGTGGAGTAAGAGCAACCCATCGATTATTGTCTACCGACAATTCATTGAACGATAGGAGTATACTATCTGAGGTAAGAATGGCTTCTCTCCTTCTAACTAAGAGAGAGACAAACCTTAGAAAGCTATGGAGTACAGATACTCTTTTTAGTACTATCCCCTGCTTGCAGATGAAAGAGGTTCCTATCAGTGAGTGTTGTGAATATGTTGACGACTGTACTATAGCTAGAAGTATTTTTCCTCTTCCTAGAATGTCAGAAGGAAATTATCAATATGTTATACAAGGGGTATATTCTGTTAATGCTATGGGGGGAAAGGCTTCCAAATTAAAAGAAATAACTATTAATAGATATTTAAATTTATTAAAACTTCCTATTATAAAAAAAGAAGTTTATTTCTGGATAAACAATAACTATTTATATATTACAAATCCTAATTTAAAAACAATAAGAATGTCAGCTTTTTTTGAAGAAGATATTCCTAATGAAATATTATATCCGGAATGTGATTGTAACACTTCTTATACATTAGAAGAATATTGTAAAAATCCTTTAGATAAAGAATTTGCTATGCCCGGCTATTTAGAAAAACAAGTGATTGATTTAGTTTCTCAGAAATTACTTTCTACATATTATAGGTTAAAAGAAGACATTACAAATCAAGGTATTGATGCACAAGCCCCTAACACTCAACCAAATAGTTAATATATGAGGGTTAAAGTTGAATTCCGTACAGCCAGTAAAGAAAACTATTTAGATTTTTGTAAAAAACATCCTAGTATTAAATTAGAATTTAATGAATGGAAATGTATCATATATGGATACAACGAAGCATTTAAAGAACATTTATTAGAAACAGGAGAAAAACAAAAACTTCCTTTTGGTTTTGGAGAATTCACAATCAATAAAAAGAAGAGAAAGAAAGTTGTGACAGATCTTGAAGGAAAAGAACATATAAATCTCCCTATAGACTGGCAAAAAACCAGAGAGAAAGGAAAAGTTATTTATAATTTCAATTACCATACAGAAGGATATTTCTTTGGTTGGATATGGCTTAAAAGAACAGCTAGATTTAAATTTACAAATTTATGGTATTTTAAACCAAGTAGAACAACTTCAAGACTATTGGCTCATTATTTAAAAGTGGATAATAAGTATCAACATGTCTACAGAGAATGGAACCTTTAAAACAATTAAAAAACACAAAACATGTCTTACTACTATTCTTATAGATTCGTTTCTCCTGAGCCTTTATTTGCCACTGTACAAGAAGAATTAAAGAGCTACTTCGATACAGGAGCTATTGATAATTTAATGTTTCCAACTTATTTAAATAAATGTTTAAATAAATTAGGAAAAGCAACTTACAATATAGCTCAAGTAGCCTTACACGTAGAAGATTTTGAAGCTAGACTTCCTGATAATTTTTTTGCTGTTAGAGAAGCTTGGATGTGTACTGAAATACCTTTAAGACCTTATAGAGAAGCATCTTCTTTTTATTCTCAAGCAGCCACTAGAGATACAATACAAATTTCACCTCTCACTATTGGGGGTTCAACTTGTAATAACCCTGTGTGCCAAGATGATCCTTGTGATGGACAATGTATGCCAGAGTTAATACAAGCTGTTTATAAAACAAATTCCCAAATATTAAGAAGCTATAAACAATCATACCTCTTAAAACCAGGAAATATATCTGCAAGAAATAATTGTACAGTTGATTACACTAATTTATGGAATAGCGTAGAAAATAGTGATAATCCTTATTCTTCTTCTATTGACTCTTTTGATATTAGAGATAATAAATTTGTAACTAATTTTAGAAATGGGGTTGTTCATTTAATATTTTATTCCACTGATTATGATGGAGAAGGTTATCAGTTAGTTCCTGACAACTACAGAATAAAAGAATATATAGAAGCTTTTATTAAGTTTAAAATGTTTGAACAATTAACCAATAATGTTAATGATGAAACATTTAACCAACTTCAACAAAAGATGGTGTATTATAAACAAGCTTCTGATGAAGCTTATATAATAGCAAACACGGAAATAATGAAACAAACATCTTATCAAAAAACAAATAGAATAAAAAAGAATCTTAACAGATTTAACATGTATGAACTTCCTTCTTCCAATCCTAGAAGAGGTAGAAATTATTAATTATGGCTGAAGACAAAAATCAGAGTAACATTAAAGCCCAAATCAAAACAGCTAATGTTGGTTTGGACATGGATAATTCTATTCCTCAAATAGGACAGGGTAAGCTTTCTTATGCTCTAAATGCTGCTGTTGAAAACTTTGATGCTAATAGTGTTAATTATCAAAATGAGCCTGGCAATGAATTTTGTTTACAATTTCCTACTGGATTTGTTTTGATAGGTAAACATTTTATACAAGAAAAAAATAAACATATATTTTTCTTAACTAACCCCACAATAAAAGCTTCTGAAATAGGATATATGGAAAACAATGATTGCATATATCATTCTTTTATTAATGCTCCTTGTTTAAATTTTAATATAAATCATCCTATACATAAAGTAATACATAAAATTACAAACTGTAGTGTAGAAATATATTGGACAGATAACTTTAATTCTAGAAGATTTTTAGACTTAGATGCTACTAAAATACCCTATGTTTTAGCCGATGATTCTGAATTTTGTGACCCAAAATACACACATGAGGTAGATTGTAATCAATTAAAATTGCAACCTAATTTTAGCATACCTTCTTTAAAAATAAAAGAAGTTGTAGCTGGAGGAGAATTAACCGCAGGTACTGTTCAATTTGCAATACAGTATTCAGATTCCTCAGGTAACCCTTATACTTCTTATTACTCTATAACTAACCCCACTCCTTTAGCTGACACTTCTATTACGACTCCTAATTTTAATTATAATGTAGGTAAATCAGTAATTGTAACCGTTGATAATTTAGATGAAACAGGAGAATTTCAATATTTTAATTTAGCTGTAATCAAAACAGTTAATGGTGTTTCTTCCCCAGAATTAGTTGGAACATATTTTATAGACAGTAAAGTAAAAGACTTAACTTATAGTGGACAAAATAAAACCAGTATTAAATTAAGTATTAATGAAATATTTGAAAAACAACCTTTTTATGATCTTGCCGAAGATTTAACAACAGTGGGGGATGTTTTAATTTGGAAAGGCCTCACTTCTATTGATAGAATTAATTATCAACAAATAGCAAATAAAATAACCTTAGAATGGGAAACCTGGAGAATACCCGCTACAGAAAATTATTCTGATGAATTAAATGCAACAAATTTAAGGGGATATTTAAGGGATGAAGTTTATCCTTTTGAAATATGTTTTTTATTAAAAAATGGGAAACAAACTGATGGATTTCATATACCTGGAAGAACTAAAAATCAAAATGAAGTTTTCCCAGATGTATCCACTTTAAACAATGATTTTATTGGAAAACCTGAATATACCGTAGATGGTGTAGGGTATAGTCCTTATTGGAAAATATATAATACAGGCTCTGTTAAAGAGTTCTCAGGAGGGTATATTAATACTCAAGACTACAAAGGGCCTTACCAATATGGAGATTTAGCTTACTGGGAATCTACAGATGTTTATCCTTGTACAGAAGAAATATGGGGAGAACTAGCGGGACAACCTATAAGACACCATAAATTTCCCGATGTATCAGTTAGTCCTATTTTTGAAGAAAACCCTTTTACAGGAACAGCTTCTATGGAAATGGGATCAACAGCAGTTTTTCCTATTGGGATAAGAATAGATGAGGCCCAAGTTTTTAATATTATTAAAACTTCTACGCTTACAAAAGAACAAAAAGCAGATATAGTAGGTTTTAAAATATTAAGAGGAGATAGATCTACAAATAAATCTATTATAGGTAAGGGTATACTTAGAAATGTAGGAGAGTATAAAAGACAAGAACAGTCTTTTTATTTTCCTAATTATCCTTATAATGATTTAAATGAAGATCCCTTTTTAACAGATACAAATAATAAATTTGAAGGGATTTTACAACCTTGGTTAATACTTTGTTCTTTGTCTGGAGAGTTTGAGTATACAAATCCAGACACCGGTTTACCTATGAAAGAAGATATGGTTGCTGGTACCAATTATGAAAGATGCTCTCTAACAAAACCAATTTTCCTATCAGGTAGAGCTATGATAGGGCCTGCTGATTTTGAAGCCTGGAATATAAGTAATTGTGATCCTAATTCAGGTAGTGGAGACACTTCAGGTAATTTTACAGAATACACCAGCACAAACGGAGGACAAGCTTTTATAGGTATAAATTATAGTCCTTTTATAGGCTGTAATTATTATAATGTTTCTGGGTTTAATGTGGGTGTGGGGAAAATGATAAACAATAATACTGGAGCAACAGCTTTAGCATTCAAGTTACCCTCTGTACTTTGTGAAGAGGGACAGTTACCTAATCCTGATTTTAGTATTGAGGAACAATTATCTGGAAGAATATCTCCCCTTAATTGTGGGAAACCCGAACCTTTAAAAGGATTTTCTAAAGAAAATATAAATTATAGACAAGTATTTAATTCACCTGAAACTTCTTTTGGTCAACCTTTTCTTGGTAATATTTTAAAATTAGAAAATACAATTTTTGGAAAAGGCAGAGATCATTTTATCCAAGTAAAAAATAATGCTAAATATAGACTACTATCTAAAGAAGCTCAAGTAGATGCATTAACCAGTTCTCAAGCAATAGGTGGAGGTGACCTACCTGTTTTATTTGCCGCCTATCAAGCCTATCTCACTATTTACATAAATGGTATAACAAGAAAAAATTATGCATATTCGTACAATTCAATTGCGGATTATAATTATAAAGTTGATGTTGATAATGGTTTTGGTATAAAGCAAAGAGAAATAGAATTAAAATCATATTTGATACCAGGGGTTCAAAATGTAGGGGACGATAAAAATATTAATAATTATCAAAGAGAATCTTCTGTGTTTATAAAAACATCAGAAGAGGCCCCACCTCTCCCTTTTCCTAATCAAACCCCTAATATAATAGGAATAAATGGACAACCCATTGTGCAAGATAAATCTAGAACAACTATTTCTGAAAGTGATAGATGCAGTGTTCCTACAGAGGAGCAAGGTATAAATGTATTATCTTATTATGCTTCTTTAAAAAATAATATAACCAATCAATGGGGACAAATTTATTCTTATGAAACAATAGATACAGGGTATCAAAAAAATAAAAATACAGTGAATAAATTTTCAACTGTATTTGGAGGAGACACTTTTATATCAAGATTTACTTTTAAAACAAAACTTCCTTTCTTTATTGATAATAGAGTGGGGGCACCTGATGATGCTGATATATTTTATGATGAATTAGGAAATATAGCTTATCCTAAATATTGGCACTCAGCAAGATCTATATTAGAATCATGGACTTCTCTTAAAAACTTTATTTCATATAAAGCTCATAATTTTGATTGCCCTAATGATCCTTCAAAAATAATAGCTCCATCAGGAGTTGCAGGTACTTATAGAACTTACTATGATGGTTATTTTTATTTATTTGCATATGGTATTCCTAATTTTTATTGTGAAACTTCTTACAATCTTGACTTAAGACAGGCTTTTAATAATAAAGAAGGAGATTTCTTTCCCCATGTTTCTTCAGGTATTCCTGATGATTGGGTACAGGAGAGTTTTGTTTCTATAGCTAATGATAATACATATAATTATAATACAACATATTCAAAACAAAATAAAGAAAATAACTTTACACATCTTCCTACAGACTGGAAAGAACAACTTTGTTTCACTAATTATCCATTTAGAGCTATTTATTCTAACCCTCAATCTACTGATTCTGACATTAGAATTAATAATTGGTTAGTATATAAACCTCTATCTTATTTTGATTTTCCTCAAAACTATGGAAACCTTATATCTTTAGATGGGATACAAAACAAAGCTGTATTAGCTAGGTTTGAAAACAAATCATTATTATACAATAATTTATTATTAGTTAACACTTCTAATCCTCAATCAGCTTATTTAGGTAATCCTGATATATTTAAAGGACCCCCTCCTATTGATTTTGCAGAAACAGATTTAGGGTATGTAGGTTGTCAAAACAAATTATTATTAAAAATACCTCAAGGACAAATAACTGTAGATGCTAAACGAGGACAAGTCTTTTTAATAGAGGGTACACAAGCTGTAGATTTAACAACTTTTGGTTCAGGAATGAATAGATTTTTTACTGATCATCTTGCTTTTGAAATATTACGTTATTTTCCAGAAGTTAACACAGATAATAATTTCACAGGTGTAGGACTTACAGGTGTGTATGATTCTAAATTTGAAAGAATGATTCTTACAAAACTAGATTACATTCCAATTGATCCAGATGTAAAATATGATGAAACAAAAAAAGAATTTTATATAGAAACAATAGAGTATATAGATGGACCTACAACTACTACTACGTCTTCTACTTCAACCACTACTAGTACTTCAACAACAAGTACAACAACTAGTTCAACAACAAGTACAACAACTAGTTCAACATCAACGACAACAACTACTACAACAGCTTGTTTAGATTGTGTAGAAGAAGATGTGGTTATAGGAACACAAACGTGGATGAAATGTAATTTTGATGGTACAACATATAAAAATGGAGATCCTATTCCTGAAGTACAGGATCCTGTGGCTTGGGCAGCCCTAACTACTGGCGCATGGTGTTATTATAATAACGACATTTCAAATGCTCCATATGGTAAAATCTATAATTTACATGCTTTACAGGATGCTAGGGGGTTAGGGCCTACAGGATATAGAGTACCTACCAATTCAGATTTTGCTACTCTTATTACATTTTTAGGAGGGTCATCAATCTCAGGAACTGCATTAAAAGAACAAGGTTTTTGTCACTGGAATAGTTCTAATACAGCAGCAACAAATTCTAGTACATTTACTGCTTTTGGAGGAGGACTAAGGGAAGAAGTCACTGCTAATTTTATTTTGTTTCAAGATTGGACTTATTTTGGAAGTTCTACGAGTTTTACTCCTGGTTATGGAAGATCTTTAGAACTTATATCTAGTTCTTCTTCTTCTCCAATTGCTACAGGACTTTCAACATTAGGGGCATATGTTAGACTCATAAAAGAATAAAATGGAAGAAGAAAAAATAAAAATAGTAACAAGAACACAAGTTTATTTAGACGATCCAGAATTTTTCTGTAATAAATCTTGGACTCTTTCTTTTAACTTCAATACTAAGAGTTGGGTGTCATTTCACTCCTATCTTCCTAATTGGTATATAGGGGAAAATAACTTTTTTTATTCAGGAGTAAATGGTGGGTGTGATGATGCTGAAATTGCTTTTGATATGTTAACAGGGGTTGTAAACAGGGGTATAACTACCACAACTACTACAATTGTCCCAATGTCAACAACCACTACTTCTACTACCACAATAGTAATTGATTGTGATTTAGAAGGAGAGGGTTATATTGTAGAATGTGATTTGGCCGGCACAGCAGTTATTACTGTTCCCCCAACTACTACAACAACAACTTCTTCCACAACTATATGTGAAAGACTTTTCCCTCTAACCACTGTTTTATTTTATCATAGTTATACTCTTGGTGTAGATCCTATAGTAAATTTTACATCTAGTTCCGTAGATTCTTGCGCAGCTATACAAACTATATTAGACAATGTCGAAACTATAATTGTAGATTATTACACTGTAAAAATAAATATGGTGACTATAGGTGTGTTTGAGGAAGGACAAAGCGTTTATGACGATGGTTTTGGTTGTACTTATATTGCAGATGGTTGGTATATTGATGCAAATAGTTTAACTACAAATAATACATATCATGTTGTTGGGGGAGTAATAGTAGAAATTTTAGCTTGTTAATATATAATTATGTCAAAGATAGTAAGTTTAAAGCTTAAAAAAGCAGGTAGTAAGGTTGGGCCTTTCTCTATAACTACAGAGTGGGGGGATATTTTAGGGGTTGATGTTTCAAAAAAAACATTAATAAAGGGGATATCTTATACAGTGGATGACAGAGTAGAAATGATAACTTTAACTTCTACAGGAAAATGTGCATTTAAAAAAACATTTTCTATTAATGAAGTAAGCATATATGACTATTCAGAAATAAAATATGAACAAACTACTACAGCCTATCTTTGGAGACATCTTACAGATGTAACTAAGTATAATAATTACTATAATAACATTGAACCATATATAATAGAATATCCTTTTGCTTATCAATTTCAAGACGAAATATTACAAAATGTAAAAGATTATACAAAAGCATATAAATACTTCCCATTAACAGATGGGGTGTTTACACAAAACACAAGAATAGAAACAAATGATCAGTGGTTTAATTATTCAATAATTTATAATTCTCAACAAAACTCAGGATTATTAAATTTAATAAAAAAACCTTCTAATAATTTAAAAGAGTATAATAGTTATCCTAAATATAACAGTGATAATAAAACTATTACATATACAAAAAGTGACAATTTTTATCAGTATAATACATTTTGGAACGTTCAAATTAATTCTCAAATACCCGCTTTTATCGGTTCTTGTGAGTCATTGTCTATTGATAAAGTATTAAACCAATCAAACATGAATTATGGAACATTAAGCTTTAAAAAAGCTCCTATAAGAGCTAAAGATTTAAAAATCAGACAAATACTAAACAACACCTCATCAATACATTTAGTTTCTCAATTTCTTTTACAAAACTCTCAAATATCTTATAAATAATGAAGTGGTTAGATAAATATCAAGATGGGGGAAAAGTTAAATATGGAACCCCTGAATATACAGAAGCATACAATAAAGGAGAAGTAGTAACTAAAGAAGGAGTTCGCTCTCCTATATTATTAGATGAAGTAGTAGTTAAAGGAAAGAAAAAATCTAAAAATTGGTTAGAACAATATGCAGATAAAATTGTAGAAGAAAATAAAGATGCTGGACCATTAGGTGCTATTATTGGTACACCTATTTCCGCTATCACTAGCCTTCCTCAAATGTTAGCTACTAAGCTTATGTCAGGTAAGATGCAAAGACCTTCTGAAGCTATGGATATACAAAATCCTGTAGGAGCTTTTACTATGGACGCTATAGCTGACCCCACAAATTTAA